CCGGCTCGTCGTAATCCGTGTTCGCCACGGCATGCACTCTGGATGTGACGCCGCCGCTGCCGGTACCGCCTTTCTTGCGCGGCTTCGATCTGAGAGACATGAACGCGGCGGGATCGTTCTTGCTCACGTGTCCGCTCCACAAGTCCAGTTCGCCCATCGAGCCGACCTGATTCGACTGGATGACCGATGCGATGGCTGGATGACTGTAGTAGGCGGTGGAACCGTTGTATGCGGGGAATTCCAATCCGTCACCAACGAACGTCTCAGTGCCGCCGATTGTGTATGACTGGTAGTCGGGGCTGATGCGCACGCGATGCCCGCTCACACGGGTTTGGAACGTGCCGGTCAGCAGGTTGCTCTTGCCCTCACCGTCGAGATAGACGGTCTGTTTGTGGTTGGAATCCCACATTTGCAGGGCTGTCGAATTGAGCTTCATGCCAGTGTTCGCGGCCTCGGAGCTCTGGAAGACGGCGCCCGTAAAGACGTAGCCCTTGAATTGGCCTGCCGCCACCTTGTCAGACGTGATAGTGCCAGCCGCGATCTTGACAGCCGTCACCGAATTGGCCGCGAGCTTGTCGGCGGTGATCGCACCAGTGACAATCTTGGACGCATTGACCGAATTAGCAGCCAATTTGTCGGCATTCACGACACCAGCCGCCAAGGCAGCAGTGGTCACGGCATTAGCCGCAATCTCCCCGGCCTGAATCTTGTGGACGTTGAGCAAGGCCACGGTCATATCTTCCGTGACCTTGAGCTTCGCAGTGGTGACGCTGTTCGCGGCGAGCTTGTCTGATGTGATGGCCAGTGCGACGATGTTCCGCGCCTGCACCGAGTTGGCGGCGAGTTTCGCGGCGGTCACCGCATCAGCCACCAGCTTTTCAGTCGTGACCGAATTGGCCGCGAGCTTGTCCACTGTGATGGCATTGGCCTTGACCTTCTCCGCCGTCACGGAGTCGACGGCGAGATGCTTCGCGGCCACGGTCCCAGACGCGAGAATGTTGTTCGCCACGAGGTCAAAAGGTTCGAAGCGCGTGCCATCCCACATCAGGACTTCGATAACGCGGTCTGTGAGCGGCACCAGCACGGACGGGCTGGCGTTCGGCGCGCCGGTCCAGTACGTGTAGAAGTCCGCGAGCATGGACGGCGAATTATTCTTCTCGCCTTTCCACCTTGTCCAATACTTCTGGGTGCGCCACCACATGTCACCTGGTTTGAGCCCGTCATGGGACGGCTCGTCGGGGCCACGGTAGATGAGATTCTTGCCGTCCGCAGTGGTCTGTGCCTTCTGCGCCGCCGCCTGAGCCTGATTAGCCTGAGAAGCCGCATTGGCCGCAGCCGTCTGCGCCTTGTCAGCGGTGGATTGAGCGGTCTTGGCCGCATCATTCGCCTTGACAGCCGCATTCGCGGCGTCAGTAGCGGCCTTGTCGGTCACAGCCACCCAAGCACTGCCATTCCAACGCTTCGGCGTGTTCGCGCCTCCAGTCGTGTCAATCCACAAGGTCGAAGCCTTGCGCATCGACGTGGCCGGTGCCGTGCTCTGGATGAGCACGTCGGCCTTGCCGTTAGCCACGCCAGCCGCCGCCGCAGCCGCCGTATTCGCCTTCTGCGCAGCGTTGGCCGCGTCCGTGGCGGACTGGGCCGCACTGTCTGCGGTGGCCTTCGCCTGCGTCGCCACGCTCGAAGCGTTCGAAGCGGTGGCCTTCGCATTGGCCGCATCGGTCTTCGCGGTGGAAGCGTCCGACTTGGCGGAAGCCGCGTCGGACTTGGCCGCATTGGCCGAAGCATTGGCCGTGTTCGCCAAAGTCTCGGCATTGCCAGCGGTCTTTTTCGCGCTTTCGGCGGCGGTCTGGGCGGCATTGGCGGCATCCTTGGCCTGACCTGCGGTGGCGGTCGCGCTCTTCGCGGCAGCGTTGGCCGCGTTGGCGGTATCCTGCGCTGTCTTCGCCGCACCATTTGCCGTATCTGCCGTGCCCTGCGCGTTTTTCGCTGCGGCAGCGGCATTCTCAGCAGCCTTCTTCGCGTCGGTGGTCTTAGCCGCATTGTCCGCGATATCCGACTTAGCCTTGGAAATCTCGTCCGCGTTCTTCTCGACATCGGCATAGCCGAGATGGTTCCAATTCGAGCCATCCCAGACAAGCGTATCGATTACGCGGTCGGAGAGCGGCACCAAAACGCTAGGCGAAGCGTTCGGAGTCCCCTGCCAGTACGTGTAAAAGTCGGCCATGAGGCTGGGAGAATTATTCTTCTCGCCTTTCCACCTCGTCCAATACTTCTGCGTCTTGAGCCACAGGTCGCCGACGATCAGCCCCTTTGAGGCGTCCGGTTCGTCCGGCCCACGAAACGTATGGTTCTTCGAGTGGGCTTCGGCATACGCCTGCGCTGCTGACTCCTTGGCCTTCGAAATCTCGCCGTTCGCCGTGGTCAGATCGCTTTTGGTCTGCGCAATATCCTTCCGGGCCTGAGACAGATCGGCCTGCGCCTGCGTGAGCGACTTTGACGCCGTGTCAAGGCCGGTCTTGTTGGCTTGAATATCCTTCCGCGCCTGCGCCAGCTTCGCCGCATTGTCCTTCAACGCCGTCTGATTGTCGGCCAAATCCTTTTGAATCTGCTTGACCTCATCAGGCGAGACGGCGGAAGCCACGGTCACAGTGGCAATCGCAGACCAGTCAGACTTATTGCCCGCATGATCGACAGCACGAAACGCATAAGTATGAGACGTGCCAGCCGTCAAACCAGTAATCACATAATCGCCAATACCAGTCGAAACAGCTGCAATCTCTTTGAAACTACCATTAGTCAAACGTTCGCCAAGAATGTTCCTGTCCCAATCAATAGGCATGGAACCACCATCAGCGGTTTTCCCATCCCAAGCAACCGAAACCACGCCCAACTCGGAAGAAAGAATCGGCTTGGATGGGACCGGAGGCGGCGTCGTATCCTTGGCGACGGTCAACGCGAATACACTGGACCATTCGCCCATCTGATCGGAATACGATGGAATGGCACGCACTCTGATAAGAATCTGAACACCGCAATCCAGATTCGACCAAGATAACGTATGCTCAGTGGTCGTGCCAGCGGAATGCCACTCATACCCAGTCTTGTTCACACGATATTCGACCGCATACGACGTGATGTCCATGGCGGTGCCATCAGTCGCCAACGTCACATCATCCCAACGGGCCGTAACCATGCCACGCGCATACCCGTTCACATTGATGTACGCATCGGAATTGGCCGACAGATTCTGCGGAGCCTTCGGCACGCGATGGTCCTTTTCAGGAGCCGGAATCGCACCGGACGCTCCACCAAGATGAGCGCCCCCGGTAATACCGTTCATACGCTTCGTCAAACGAACCGAGGAATCATAATTCTTGTCGTTCAGAATCAGCGAAGCCTTGAACCCAGTCGAGTCGAGTTGCAACGTGACCTGTTGGACACGGACCTTCTCACGGTTCGCCACTGTAGGCGCGGTAATCCAATCGCCTATCGTGTAATCGATGAGCGGCAGACAAGACGCTTTGACAACGTTCACGGATCGCGTGTACTGTCCGCGAACCCTAGCCGCGTTAGCCAACGTCGGTTTGATGAGATGTTCGGCGGTCTCCTTCTTGTTCACACCCTGTTGGCTTGAATACAATTCCCAACCGCCCCAAGGCTTCGGGGCGTTCGGATTATCCTGGCGGAAATTAATATTGTCGCCACGTACAAGGATCGAGGAAGCCAACCCGTCGATACTCTCGTCATCGGGAGCCTCCGACACATCCTGAGCAAGCGTCACCACACACGATTTGGACAAGTCACGGCAGACGGCGACGCTATCGGCGTTCCATAACAGCAGTTGCCGGGCATTGGTACGCCAATCGCATAAGCCGTTGTTCACCAGCGAATCCAACACGTCCTGTATGGAAATGCCAAGATCGTAATATATGCTCGGCAGCATGTAGCCCCACTGTTTGCCAGCGGAATCGGCACCGGAAGTGAACCGGCTGCAATCGACTTTCACGCCGCCACGATTCCAATTCTCATCCATGAACGTGCGCATGATCGTGCCAGCGTTCGCGTTCGCGAATTTACGGGTGCCTTTCTCGTCGCCTTTGGTTTCCAATCTGGACGTGTCCAGATTCAAAGCCTTCTTCAACAGCCACCCGTAGGAAACGCCGGTCAACGACACCGTGTCGGATACGTCCAAAGCGTTCCTTGAACGTGAGGCGATGACGAACCGGCCATTATACGGTTCAATCCAGCGTCCACCATCAGACACTTCCACGGCGATTTCCAAGCCGGTTTCAAGACGCCGGTCAAGAATCTCACCACGCAAAGCTTTACGCGAATAGCTGACGGTCAAAGCACCTACAGCATCATGAGTGAACGACACAGTATAGGAAGTCGGCTCAGGCAGCAATCCAAGCTTGCTTCCATTGGCCTGATATGCGACAAGACGAGATTTTAGAGTCTTACCCATAAGCATCCCTCAACTTAAAAAGAAAGAAGCCAGTGGAAATCACCACCAGCTTCTCTTAAACCTGCACGCCACATTCCCGGAACCAGTGGCCTTAACTGCAATCCTGTAGTCACCAGAAACATCAGGATTGACTTGCAACCTACCGGAAGGCAGATAATCCAATCCGACTGTCTCGTTCTGAGAACCGCCAGACCATGCGGAATCACTATCGGAACTCCATGCAGTCAACGATCCCGCATCCAAATACAAGTAAGGCCGAGCATCCACGCGCGTGCCAGACCATGTGATACCGGTACCGGATACCGTATCCTTCACCGTTATGCCCGTCACACCTTTCGGGAAACGAAACACCATGTCTGTTATGGGAGCGTCACCGCAACTATACGGAAGTTGAGTGGAAAGCACACTCGGACTAGCGTTCGGAACGCCCTGCCAGAACGTGTAGTATCCGGCGGACGGCATCACCGAACCGCCGGACATGACCTTCCCGCCATTCAAAGGCAAAGAAACAGTCTCATAGGCTACAGAACGCCACCACACGTCAGGCATGGCAAAAACGGCAGTGAACGGAACAAACCTGTTCGGATGACTCTTTGAATCATCAGGACTCAAAGAGGTCAACTCGACACGGGTACGCTGCTCGACACCATCGACAATCCGACTCATGACAAGATTCGGCATCGTGCACAACCGCATCAGCCTGGATGATTCACCAAGCACATCAGGCTCCCAAGCGCATACCTGCAACGACAATTGACGTTCCGAAAACCTAGGCGTCATGCCGGAAGGGATAGAACCATGCCGTTGCGGAACCGTCGAAACGGTACGGTCAACACTGATGGCGCTCAACAATGTCGAACCAACAGTGACGATGCAGTTCTCCGAATCAAGAGGAACATTATTCAACCTGTAGAAACACGTGGAAAAAGCCACGATACTCCCCTCTCACATGCCGATCATCGCAGCCTTGTCCAACTTCTGATTCGTCTGAACCGAGATTGGCGTGATAGTCGGATATTGGAAGTTCTGCGTAATGTTGTACGTAGGGCCGCTTTCAAACTTGACATCGTCGGAAGAGCCTGCGGAATAGTCCGAAACCATGGAAGGCATCGAAACACGAGTCATACGACGCGCGTTCTTCAAATACTGGCTTGGAATGTCGCCACTCGCATTGATGGCGCTCATCACTCCCTTGCCGTACAGGGCCTCCATGCTATGCACTGCGGCGGCACGAACAACATATTCACCAGTGGACACGTCAGTGGAATCGTTCAAAGCGATGGAATCGCTCGTATTCGTTCCACGTCCGACGATCCTGCCGGTTCGTGTCACATTATCGCCCTCGACCTCACCGCCTGTCGCACGTCCTCTCTTGGTTCCGAAAATAGCGTTGAACGTCCTGCTCGCCCAACTTCTGCCCTCGTTCCACAAAGTGCCGAGCATTCCCCAGAAGCTACCGGAAATATTTCCACCGAACTGTGCGTTATACGTGCTGCCATTCCACTGGTTCGCGGTGCTCTCAGCACTGCGTTTCGCCGGTTGGGTGTTGTCCCTCGCGCCGAGTGACGCGGTGGGTCTCAACGAACCGTAGGCGTTGGCGTCGCCTTTCAAATAGTCAATGGTCATCGAAGCAAGATCGGAAGCCTTCAGATTGGTCGTATAGCCATTGCCATCGGTGCCTTTCTTGAACAGGTCGGCATGTTTCCTGACCTCATCGGTAGCGACAACGGCCTGATTGCCGTCTGCGTCCAACACGATGGTGTATTTGCCTGAACCGTCTGTGCTCGCATTGTTCATGAGATTGTTCACGGTTGATTGAACCTCATCCGCGCTGGACAATGCTCCGCTGTTGATGCCGTCAAGGACCGTGGTGAAGATGGCCGTATTGCCCTCGCCGGGGAACAATGCCCGCAAATCAGACAAGTAGGATGTCAGATTCTGCTTCGATTGTTCCGTTTCGGTCTTGAACAATGTCTTGACCTCTTCAGGAGTCAACCCATACAGTTGTTGCAGTTTCTGAATCTCCGACTCCGGGACGCCCATCGCCTTCGCCGTCTCGTAGAACTGTGTTGACAATTCCTGCTGTTTCGCATTCACCTCATCGGTTGACGCGCCGGAAGCAACCAACTGTTCAAGCCAATCATGGCCTGTCGTAGCGAGATTCTGCAAACTGGTCTGAGCCAACTGTCCAGCCTCGGTCATGTTATTGAACGAGTCTGCGGCACTGTCCCAAACGTTCTGTACGCCCAATTCCTTGATGCGCTGGATGGAATCACCCAAACCGTTGTAAATCTGACCATATTCCGTTGCGACACTCAAAGCGTTCTGCTGCGCGGTACGCTGATTGTTGACGATATCGTTGTACTTCTGAGTGGCACTGTTCAACATCTGCTGACGTTGAGACTGTGTTGCGATGGCGATAGACACCGAATCAGAATCCTCGCCCATCTCTATCAGTTTTTTCGCATAGCCCTCAGCATGACCATTCGCGACGGAAGTCGCTTCCGCATTATCGATGTACTGCTGACGTGCCTTTTCCATTACTGCTATAAGCTTCTTTGCGGCACCAGCCTCATTACCGTAATTCTGCGTCGCGGTAGCCGAATAAGTGCTGTGAGCATCATATGTGGCCTTCAACTGATTCATCATCGAGTTGTAAGCCTTCGTACTGCCGCTCGCAGCCTTGCTCAGGTCAGTGGTCGAAACACCAAGCTTGTCGGCGGCTTCGGCAGTATTCTTGAATCCAGTTGTCCAATCATCCAACCAGTTCCAATCAGTCTCAGCATAATTACCGTCCTTGAACGCATCCCGAATCGCGGAAGCGACATTGGATAACGTGCCGGAAGCTTCGGCGGCCGAATCAGGAATCTTACCCAACGCCGTCGCAATATTCTCGGAAGCACGCTCAGTCGCCTGGGCTTTCGCATTGTAATCGGAATACGCTGCGATTGCTGCCGTAATGGCAGCCACGCCCCAAGTCACCGGATTGGAAAGCGTAGACACAAGCATCCCACTCAAGCCAGACGCCACGGCCTTCACCTTGCCCATCGCGCCCTCAGCAGAGCCGACATTCGACACGAACTTAGAAACAGCGGGATTAGATGCCACCCACCCCTGAGCGACATTCTTCAACGTCACACCAGTACCGGCGGAAGTCACGCCCAACTCCATCAAAGCCTTCTGCCATTGCAACGACTTCATCGTGTTCTCAACCACGGCAAGCTTCACCGTGTCCAAAGCGGTCTTGCCAGCTTTGCCGAACGTGGCGAACACGCCCAATGCGGCCTGAATCGGTTCCGGCAACGCGCTGAAAGCCTTAGCCACAGCCTCGGCGGCGGTAGCGATAGCCTGAATCAGCGGAGCAGAAGCACGAAGAGAAGCAGCCAATGTGCCGCCGAACGTCTTAGACAGTTGCCCGACAGTCGAAAGCAACTGGCTGAACATCGGACTCACATCGCCAACAGCGTTGAACACCTTCTGAAATCCGTTGGAAACGCCAGACGAAAAATCGGAAATACCACCGCTACTGTTCTTCAACAGGCGGCTCACATTCTTCGTGAACGAAGCAATCGTCCTACCGGCATCACCGAAAACATTTCCCACGGTATGCCGCAGAGAATAGCCAGCGTCACCAATCTCGGAGAATGAATCACGCATCGCGGACTGCGCCACTTTAGCGCCAACAGCCCACGACTTCAACGTGTCTTGGAACTTTGCCGAATTGACAGCCTTATCCGCCTTCTGCAACTCCTTGGAGAAGCTTTGGATGCCATTCTGGTCCTCAGCCAAAGCGGAATACAAGCCGGAAGCAATACCCATGAGCGCTTTCACGGAATTCTTCAAATATCCAGCCTGTTCAATGACACGCTGCATCGACTTCTCAATCTCACCGGACGCGCGAGCATTATCAACCCAACGTGCGAACTGATCCGCAAGCTCACTCACATACCGTGTGGCACGAGGAAGATACTGGCTAGTTGAATCGCCAAGATTCAGAAAAGCCTTGACAAGGCTCTCAACACCCGGTTCCAAATAAGTCAACGACTTATTCACATCGTTGAAAATGCTGGATACGACGCTTGTCTTATCGGCTTCCTTGACCATCTTGGTCATGCCGACGACGATTCGTCCCTCATGGTCGGCAAGAGTTGACATTTGGGGAATCAACGTGTCGGCAATGGAATCAGCCAACCCGCGAATTGCTGGACGCGCCTGACCGTAGAAAGCGTTCACCACACTGTCGGACAGCTTGCCCAGCTTCGTGGATGCAATGTCGATCTGGTCGCTCCAAGTAGCACCCTTTTCGCCCCAAATCATCTTCACGGACGCATAGGCGGCGCCCAATCCGACGAGAGCGGCCGGGGCTGCCAAAGCGGCCTTCGACATGGAAACAATCGAAGAGCCGACACCAAGCACGCTACGCGACATATTGATAGCGCCAGCGGAAACACCGGCGAAAACAGTTCCCAATGCGGAAAAGAACGGAACCTTCTCATCCAACGAGTCCATGAAATTCACGAACTTCTGGAATTGATTGTTTACAGCACGCAAGCCTGTCGCGCCATACGTCATGCCATCCAGCATCTTGCCGAAATCAGTGGCATGGAGTTTCGCGTAAATCTCAACGGACCGAGGACGGGTGAGCATGGCAAGATGAGCACGAGCACCAGCCGTTTTAAGGTCGATGTCCATTTCAAGCTTCTTATAATCCTCTTGAAGCTTCTTGGCCTTCTCACGCGCACGGGTCACATCCAAATCAAGATTGACCTCATAGTGGTAGTTCTTATCCTTGCCAGCATGGAACGCAGCAAGATTCAGCTTGTCGATGGCTGACTTGTAATCCGTTTCGATGTCGTTCGGAAGACTGCGGAACTTTCGCCTCAACGCCTCCAGTTCGCGTTCCATGCTTTTCGCGCCGTCGAGATAGACCTTCGCGTGGGCGTCCATCCCATCGACCTGCTTCAGACGCTTGGACACGTTCTCAAGAACGTTGACGACCTCGGAAACATCGTTGACGTCAACACGGATGTTCGCCTTGCTGTTGCGCTTCAACTGCTGCATCGCATTGTCAAGCTGTTCGACGAGACGGTTGGCGCGAGCCATCGAGACATTGTTGGAACTGCCCAGAGGCTTGACCTTCTCGATAGCATCCTGCATACTGCGAATGTGCTTCTTGACGTTATCCAAAACGTCGATCTGCTTGTTCGCGTATGCCGTGGTCAATCGCGTGTTGCGTTTCACCGCGTCCTGATACGATTTGCTTTTCAGCGTGACCTTGCGCCAAGCATCGCCACCATTGGCGATACGCTTGTTCATCGCGGAAACGGCCTTGTCGGAAGACTGAACTTGCTTGCGCAGCGTTCGCAGATCACGCAAAGCGTCGGTCAGCTCGACCTTCGGGGATACTTTACGTTTATCAATGTCCCGAAGAACACGTTTCAGATCGGAGTCATCGCCACGAATCTCAACATTCTGGACGATGCCATCATCCTCGATACGCCTTTTCGCCGCACGCCAACGAGACATGTCAACGTCAGGCGTCACACGAACATCGAAATCGTCATCGGCGTACCTGGCGAGCTTACGGCGGAGTTCTTCGCCAAACCCTTTGGTGTTCGGATAAATATCAATTCCAACGGAACCGGCGAGATACTCCACCATAAGAACCCCTGTTTTTCAATCACATGCCCAGAAACGCCTTCATCGACTCGAAGTTGGCGGAAACACGCCTATCAACGCCATCGGCGGCGTGAGGGGGCATAATCGGTTTGAACTCAGGATGCTTGCCGTCCTTGAACTGCAATGTGCCGGAAACCAGCAAGCCGACCTGATTGTAAATACCCAACAGCAGACTCGTATCCTGAGTGAACCCGTGAAAACTCAAACCGGAATCACTCTCGGACTCGGCGCGGGCACGCTCATCAGGATGGTTCAGCAACCATTCCCGATACAACGATTCGTCATACCCAGCAAGACCGCCGATAAGGGTCAAAAGAAAACCGCCGTCATACTCATGCATGGCGGCGGGAAGATTCAAATTGTAAAACCTACGGAAATCACACGTAAGCTCTACTCTGCATTTTCGGTAGGCGTCCTTGACGCTTCGGATTTTCCCAAAGCCACGCTATAGAACATGTGGAGCAACGTGAATACCCGCACCAGAGCAGCCGGGCTACGGCCAGTAACCCACTTGCGGTAAACGTCAACGTCCTTGGCGATCTTCTCGAAGAAACTATCGCCAGCCGCGACCATCCGCGCAACGGCGAGACTTGAATCGACGTCATTGGAACTCTTCTTGCCGAACACGGCATAACTTTCGGACGCGACCGCATCAACCACCATGAAATCGCAGGTCTGAGCCACGGAGAACTCATGAGCCGGAACGAACTCGGGGCATCCGGCCAGTTCCTCGTGCTGTTCGACGAACTCAGCCAGCGTGTCAGGAATATCCGGAACGGTCTTAACAGTGTTCTTATCAGTTTTGGAAGCCATAATCTGTAATCCCCATCAAAAAACCCATCTGCCAATCGTTGGAAAGAATTGCCCCCGCACGGATGGGTACATGCGGGGGCAATGGGAAATCTCAGTCCTTCGAGGTCAAACCCGATACGGTCTGGGAGGAATCACCCGGATTCTTACCGCTGGAATCCGGGCTGGTTATTTTGACACGAACGTCTCCGGGGCGAAAATCTGGTACGCGCCAACCTCACCATTGGCACCGGCCTTCAGCACGCTAGTGGATTTCACGACAGCGTTGAAGCTGAACTCCGCGAAATCCTCATCGGCGAGACTGACGTTATCGAACGTGAAATCGGTCTCCGGCAGATACAATCCGAAGCTCAGCTTGTCGGAATCATCGTAGGCGAGAACGAACAACGCCAGATGCTGCACCACGGGCTGCAACGGCACGACGATGCCGCCCTGATCGCCGGCCCAACCGCCAGTGACCTTCGTGATGGTGGCCGAATCACCCTGCACGGACGCGCCGGACACGGTGATGGTCGGGGCCTCGGTAGAACTCTTCGCACCGGCGACAAGCCACGTGTCCTTCGTGGTGGTGTCCCCGCCATCCTTGCTGAAGCTGATCTTGTTGTTGTTGGAGGTATGGCCGATATTCTCCCAATTCACGACGGAACCGCTGCCAGCGGCGGCAACAGTGCCACTGTTCAACAAGAACGAGGAAACTTTGGTTGGAAGAGCGGTCTTCGCGGGAGCCGTGAACAACGTACCGCGAGACGCCTGAATCAGACCATCGGCATTAATAGCCATAATGGTGCCTTTCTACTTGAAATTGATAAAAGAAAAGGCTTGACCGATACCGGTCAAGCCTTGAACGAATCGCGGGCAGTCACAACAGCCGACAGCCCATACTCCTTGACGTTCTTGCCTTGATTCTCTTTTGAATCAGACTGCCGCTTCTGCGCCGTCACAGACACGGTGCCGACCGTTCCAGCTGTCGTGGACTCCTCGAACGGCCAACCCTGCACCGTCTTATACAAGTGACGTGCAAAACCGTGAGGATTATTACAGTCAGCGGCCAAAACCGTGAACGTCACGCCGAAACGCCACAATCCACGGTCAAACTGTTCGGGAGCGGAAACATAATAGAGAAGAACCTGTCCACGTTCACCGTAAGCGTTCAAAGGCAAGTCAAGCTCGCTGCAAACCTTCACATCAGGCCACTCCTCGCACGGATACGCCCGATTCAACAGTTCATAAACCAACTGTTCCGCATCAATCGACTCACGAACATCAATGGCAAGACGCTGAAAAATGTTATCCGTCACAATCTCACCCGACTCAACGAATCAAACATGATATGTTTTCCCGGAATACGCGCTCTCGGATCACGAGGCCCATACTTGTGCTCAAGCCACCGGTTGAAATAGCCGAACTCCAAATGCGGAGCGACCTGCGTGCCATCACGGCCCATGACGGACATGACAATCTGATGATGCCAGCCGACTTTGCGAACGGAAACCTCGATCCTATCCGCAACGCTTGAATGCGTAGCGGCCTCATTCGCCTTCGCGCGGACGGCAGACACGCTATGCATGGCGGCGCGGCGTGTAAGTTCCGGCCCATACATCTTCGCAATATCGGTAGCGACGCTACGTCGAACCGTGACCCTTCCCAACGCCACCCACCTCCTTCACCCATTCAGGCTCGGAAATGCCGCCATCAAGATAATCGCCAATAACAACACGACGTGCACGAACCTCCCAATGCCGGGAGAAACGAGAACCACTCCCACGCCACGTAGGAGCGCCGTCAGCATCGTAATAATCGCCCTTATACCAGATCCGGGAATAAATGTCGCCGGGCCATTCCCTCGCAATAATCTGCAAAGGAGTGACCTCTTCCAAACCGCCGGGGTTATCCGAAGATGGCGTCTTATCCTCAGCTCCAGAAATAGAGAACATGCCAGCCTGTTGCGCACGCCCCTCAACACAGCAGATGACCTTCACGGGATCGCCAGTCTGCACATACTGGCCGCCGTGCGCGTCCTGAACATGCTTGCGAGGAATCACAACGACATAATCCGTGTCGAACAGCTGTTTCTGACCACCGTAATCGGTTTGGTCATCCTCGTAGAGGTAATGGCGTTCATTCGTATCATCGTCAAACAGAAACGCCATCATCAACCTCCATAACCGGGGTCGAAACCAAGACTGATGTGTGACATCGTGCCAGCGGATTCAGCGAAACCATTCAGAATCGATTTCTCAGCTTTCGACAAGAACAGCCGGGGACTTGGATCATAGCCAGGCTGATTCTGCTGCGGATCATGCTCCGTGTACGAGTAAGAACCGTTCGCTTCGGTTTTGAACCGGTTGAAACGTACTACGCGCAACACCATTTCGCATACGACCGACGCGAAATCACTTTCAGAGAGACGCCCCTTCTTCAAGCGTGTCCGAACAATCGGGCATTCGCTCAAACAGATGAGAGCGGCCTTTCGGCATTGAGCGGAAATCCAATCAGTGTCGAAATGCTCTTCAAATGAATCCGCGTCGGCGGAACCGTAGACGCGCATATACTTCAACCAGTCGATGTTGTCGATGATTGACGTGCTCATACGCGCCTCCTAAATCATGCGGTCAGAACAGTTGCCTTCAAAGTGCTGTTGGACTTGACCAGCACAGGCAGGGCGGAAGCGTTCACAAGCGCCTCATAGCCCGGATTGGTGCCGGTGGAATCCAGCACGACACCGACCGGACCGGCATCATATTCACGAGTAATGCCATACACGGCCTTCTCCTTGGCTTGAGCGGTCGGACCAAAAGCGGTGTAGCCCATGGACGTGTCACCCAACGCCGGAATCAACAGCACGGTGTTCTCAGGGAAGAACGACTTGACCTTGCCCGGCAGTTCAATCTTCATCTGACGCGCGTAATCCTTGTACATGTCGTCAACGATGATTACGTCTCGAATGTCGGTCATCTGCACGAGCACATACTTGAGTTCGTCATCTTTCAACAGGTTCGGCAGTGAAGCCTTAGCGGTGGTCAGATAATAGTACTTAATCATCGCGGCGTTCTTAGCCAACGCACGCCACACCTTCTTGGTGGTGAGCATGATGCTCGGAGCGTCACCTTCGACGGCATCAATCTTGTCGGCCCAGTCACGCAAGTCCTGGACCGGATCGCCGCCATCAGCCCAAGTCTGACCAGTGGACTTGTTGATGGTCAAAGACGAATCACGCGCGTAATCCCACTCATTATCGAAAGCGGAACCAGACTTCGGGGAAATCCTCGCGTCAACGGTAGCTTCGACACGGTACATCTCCAAAGTAAACGCCAGTTCCTTGCCAAGACGCACGAACGCCTCACGCAGATTATCAGCGGCGGTAGGAGTGGCAACCACACCATTCACTTCCGGGTCGATGGTGAAGCTCGAAGAAGCGACACCCTTTACGATATCCTCTTCGGACACACGGTGACGCTTACGCAACGGCAGCATCTCCGTATACTTCTTCCTACCACCAGCGTGAGTCTCATCGTACGGCGCCTCGGCATCATATGCGGAGTACTCAATAGTGTCCACCTCAGAACGCGGCTGGTTCGGAACCCAGCTGACGTTGACACCAGTCGGATTGTTCATGTCAGCCAGAATCTGACCGAACGGCAAAGCGGAAGTGGCACCCTGATAAGCGCCAAGCACGATGCCGGACGCTTCGGCAGGGGTAATGAAATCCTTGTTTACCAGAGCCATAGAAAAGCCTTCCTATATAAGAAAACCCGCCACGATGGGCGGGTTGGAAAATAATTGTTTAAAATGGCCGTCAGCCGAAAATACCAGCGCTCTGCAAAGCGGTCTTCAAAGCGGCCACAGTGTCCTCGGTCGGAGTGGCGATTTTCTTCACACCACCAAGAGCACTGGCGGATGCGGCGGGGAGAGTATAGGAGCCGGATGCGGTCACAGTGGACAGCAGTTCAACATCGGAACCGGCACTGACATCATAGGACAGAATCAGACCATCAACCTTCGCATTGCCGATATCCACCGGCAGTTCACCCTTGTCGATCACGGCCATGTAACGCAAGCCGGAATCAACATACTGTTCCTTCAAACCCTTGCGGGTGAACTCGACCTTGACCTGAGACTCAAGAAAACCGGCAACCTTATTCTGACGGCCATCTTGTGCATTCGGATCATACGGCCCAAAATTATTAGTGCTATTGATGCGAGCCAGCGGAATACCGGAATACAGGTATGCGACAGTGTTCTCATCGTCGATGGACGCGAAATACTTGGACTCGTTTGTGCCGCCAACGAACGTGGACAGGTCAAGAGTGACCTTCTTAACACCGTCAGTAATACGATTCAGCAGCCACTTCTGCTTATCTTGGGGCGCGGTAAGGTTCTCAGTATGAACCATAGCGTTTGCCATAGGTTTACTCCTTCTTGGAATTAATCAACGAATGCTTAAGCCCAAACTCGTAGCCGCTCTTCGCGTCACCCTGAGCGGGAGCATGAACATGCGGCGCGGAATTGGACAAAGCGGTTTTCATGGCCTGTTTCCCTGTGTTACGCGAGGAATCATCGGCGGAATCATGCCCACCCGTTTCAGGTTTGCTCGGCATGAACTGAACATACGAATCGGCCCATTTGATGATCTCGTCAGGGTCGGTTTCCTTGCACAAGGCGTCGAAAGCCCCATCGGTAATCTCAGGATGCTGCTTCTGCGCAGTCAAACGGGCTATCTGCGCGTTCGCCTTGGCAAGAGCGTCTTCGGTATCGGCAAGCTTCGCTTCGGCGGCATTGGCACGATCACGATTCTCATACATCTTCTGCTCGTTCTCACGGGCCTGATGCTTCCACATGCCCAACTTCTCGGAAAGGTCATCCGCACCATTCTTTTGAGACGCCGTATTGGCGTCTACAGGAGAAGTGGCAGTGTCCTTCGGCTGCGCGTTCACGCCCGTTTCAGGCGCATTCGTAGATGCCGCCGTTTCAGCGGTATTGGTATTTTCATCAGCCATTAGGCTTGAATCCTTTCAATAGTGTTATGCGGCCTCGCCAAGCATCGACCGCATCTGGTTGAGCATGGTTTTCTGCCATGCCATAGCCTGTTTCAAATTCTTGGAAGGTTTGAACGTGAACGTTCTCCCCTCATAGCGGAAAGTCACCGGCTTACCGGCCTTCTGCACTTCCTTGTAGCGCCGGTTGAACTCGATTGCCCGATTCTCCATGCGACGGCATTGAGTCAACGTGGACTGACGGTCAGGCGTATGCCAAGCGTCCGAATCCTTCGACGGAACCGGATCAGGCGTATCCTCAGCATCCTCAGCGAGAAGCACGGGGCCAAGCTCTCCATGAGTGATCGTCTTGACTTTCACCTGCTTCAACGCGGACGCGGTAGTGCCACCGGCCTCGTCGTACAGTCGTTTCAAATCCTTCTGATTCAACTGGAATCCGGGGTCATAGTCGCTGCCAGCCGGTGCGACACCGCAATGGCAGTTAGCGTGCAACGGCAGTAGGTCGGCAGTCGAATACCAGCGGTCAGCAGCCACGACGCACAAGCCGCACGAGCCGGTCTTGGATAGTTCAGGATGCAACACCCTGCGGTATTCCAAAACCTTGCTACGCCGATACTTGTCAAGCGTGGCGCTCGTCTGCGCTCTGGACACGTCCTCGTCAACAGTGGTCTGCAACCGGTTGAACGCCTGTTCAAGCCACTTGTCAACCTCACTGAACAATTCATCGGTCTTATCAGGCCAAGACTGCGGGCGAATCGCAGGAGACTTGACAGCGGCGGAACGATACGAGTCAGCCGGACGCTGGGCCACAAGCCACGGGTCGGTATTGTCACGCGGAAACACGAGATTCGGCACATCACCCTTCGGATTGACGCCGACAAGCCTCAACGTTTCATCCGCATAGGAAACACCCAACCGGCGCACCTGCTGAATCAACGCCATCTCCAACAACGCCATGCGAGCCGCGACGGCAAACGTCACGCCATCATTCCACCAGTCAGCGGGAGTCAGCATATCCCACATCCTGTGCGCCTGACTCACATACTGGTTCACCAAAGCGGCACGAGCCTGTTCAAGCGTGTCGGACAACGATTCAAGCGTTTTCCCAGACATCAGGACTCAATCTCGCCTTCATTGACAAGCTCGACATCAACATTAGGCAAGCCATCCACAGCGGACTGGGTTTCATCATCCCAACCCGTAGCCGGTTCCACTGCGGCAACAAGCTTCGCAGTACCCTTATCCGACTGGCCGGAAACATTGAACTGGTCGGCAAGACGGTTCATATCATCCTCGGCAACATCCTGAGCCGTATAACCCATCTTGTGCGTGAGAATCGTCCTACGAGCCAACAGGCCGCTCTGATACAACAGTTGGCAAGCCTGAGCCTGCTCAAGCGAACTGGTCGTATCCATCGGCTTCCACACCATCTCGAACTCGCTCTGCGAAGCCTTAGACCCGTCCAACGCCAAAGCCATACGAATCATACGGACAATAGGCTCAGCGTCAAGATCGTTCATGGTCTGAACCTTGAACTTCAACGTCTCACGCTTCAACTCCGCACCATTCGCGGAACCCTGCACGTCAGGCGAAAGAATGTCCAACGGAATGCCGGACACTGCGGCAAGCTGCTTCACGTCGGAAACGATGATGTTCTGCAAACCACCGGTATCGGTGGTCTGCGACTCCCAAATATCAACACCATCAGGAAGTTTCCACAACGCAGCCGGGCCAACCGCGAACGTGGACGCCAAATCAATCGGATCACCGGCCTGTTTCTCACCGTCGATGACTTCCTGATCCTCCTCGGTATACGTGGTCGGAACAGTACCCTTGATCGCACGCTGACGGAACGCCTGCATCATCGTGATGCACAGGCGGTCGAACACCTCACGGTCGATACGCTTCAACATCGGAAGATACGGCTCGAATAAGCCTTGACCGTCAACCGTGCTCAGCCGGACTATAGGCAATGAGTCACAGTCCAGAGCGTAATCGTATTCGTCGCCCTTACTATCATCCCACTTCCAGTTCGTGCCAGGACTCCACGCCTTGCCTTGATTGATGAAAACGGCAAGGTCCCCATCATCGGAAGGATTGACTACAGTACGTTCGGATTCTCTGTACGCCACACGCGAATACACACGCTTGGAGAACCCGTCATCGTCACGTTCGATACGGAACAAGGTAAGAGTCTCGACACCATGCTTGTCATCATGCGAATACATGATCGCCGCATCGTCATTGTTGGACATCCACGCTTCCCAAGGACTCAACGCCTTGATATAACGGTTTCCCTGCCCTTCTCCAACGAGAGCGAACGAACACCCGTAATCGCCCTTGTCAGGTAGTAGATGACGGCGGAGAATGAACGACAGGCCACACTGCTTGGCCATCTGGTCGGCATCGGTATCCTTCAACGAGGAATCCTCAACCTTACGGAAACCATTAGGTTGCTGCCGGTCGGTCACACTCTCGCTGATACGACGTGCGAGATTCACGACACCCAACTGGCGCATCAGTTTGTAAACGGGAGCCGCGTTCGGGTCAACACCCTGCGGAACACTGCTCTTGTCCACCATCTCCTTGCCATCCTTGAACAACTTCAACTCGGCAATATCCAAGAGACGGGAACCCCACTCCTGCGCCAACGACGTAATCACGTAAGCATCATCATCATCAATGGATGCCCCATCAATGATTAGCTGCAACTCTGCCACAGGGCACCTCTTCCATCAGTAGATTCTCGACGGCGCGTAACGCCGCTTCTCGTCAGCCAATTCCAAATACTTTCCACGCGCCGTATAAGCCAACAGGCCAGCCATGCACGCATCAATCTTGTCCGGCGAATTAGGAGACTCCTTATAAATCGCATAACCAGTACGAGTCTCCCGCCTACGCGCATTACGGAAATGATTCACCAATCGCGGATCGGCAAGCAACGCTATATCATCCTTGATGGGCTTCGACTTACGTTCAGGCTCCGTATACGGGTACCGGAACGCGGTATGAGCGTTATCCAACGCAACCTGCATGTCCTTATACCAGTTGTTAGTCCAGAACTTGATCTTGTCGCCACCCTTACGCGGCCCGACCTTCAACTTCTTCCCGTAATCCTTCTCCCAGCCGCCAATCATCTGCTCGAAATAGGCGACATCAGCGAAGAATCCGACAACGTTGTAATTGTCCATCATCCAACGAACCATGCCGTCGAACGCATCACGGTTCACACGCCAAGTGGCCTTCTCGGGACCATCGGGCGCGGATTCAAGCTTTATCAGGAACAACATGCCATCGGACACGCGGCATCCAACAAGAGCCGTCGAATCATCCGACACGGAACCATCGAAGCCAAGCGTTATAGGCTCACGTTTCGTCACGAACCGTTGCCACGCGCCATCCAAACGAATTGAATTGAACGCCGTACGCATTTCATCCCGATACAGCATGTGGGACTGAATATCCGACTCGGTAAGCCAAGCGTCATGCACACTCGACAAAGTGTTGAAAAAATAGCGCATCGAATCAGCAGGATCGGAGTCAGGCTGGTAAATCTGATCCATCTGACCATTCAGGTCAATCCACCCATCCTTCGACGGGCCAAGCTCACCATCCCAATACGTGTGACCCTCGGGGTCAACACCATCAGCATTCAACACGGTCATACGACCATCGGGCAATATCAGATGATCCTTACCGTCCGAACTCTTCGCACTCGCACCATACGCGATCTGCAAGGCGCGGAGAACCTTCTTCTCGTCAGCGAAATCATCCAAGTCGATGTTCGCGTACACATGGTCGAAGTAGATGCCGCTACGATGCTTGATTTTGCCCGAAGCGGTATCCCACGCATACTTGTACGATGTTTCAGCGATGGACTCTTCGCCAGGCTTGTACATGGTGGACGTTTCAAGAATCCACGGGTCTGCATCACCTTTACGTTTGCCGAGGTTACGTTGAACGGTCTTGTACATGTTGCGAAGCTTGTTCGTGTTGTACAAGTGGGTTTCATCGCAGGCGGCGAACGTTTCCAAACCGCCATCCTTGGACGCGGCACCACTCGTGGTGGGAACAATCTCCCCACCCTCCGGCAAGCCGATACGAGTACGACCAACATCAAGGCCGACACCCTTCAACTGGCTTAAAGGGCCTTGATCGCAGTTGTAGTAAATCGAATCGAAAATGTTACCAGTCTGGCCTTCGGCGGTAGCCAAGCAGAGAATCTGCGGCATCTGCACCATGCGTCCAACAGGCTCACCCTTCGCATACGGGTAGACCTCGCCCAGAAACTCGTAAGTCTCCCCTTCTTTCGCCCAATGGTCGAACCTGCAAGGAGCCAAACCCTCGAACGCGCAAATGCCAGCGGCCTTACCGGACTTGTTCTTACCCTTCGCACGCGAATAGAACACACGATTGAACCGGCGGGTACCCCACTCGGTCAACGCATAGGCGTGAAGCATGAACACGTACTCGTCCATGTCGAACGTCTCAGGCAGGCCAACACCGCCACCACGACCTACACGGAAGAAAGTCTCAATCCACCAGACCGCGAACATTCCCATCGAACGAGTCAAATCCTCGCCATGTAATTCGGGAATCCGCGTATGCATCAGGCACCACCATCAATGACACGCAAACCCAATGCGGAAGCACGCTGCCTGTTCCGTTGAACGTTACGAGCACCCTCAGTATCGCCCTCATACGCGGAAGCCTTCATATCGTCAGGCTGCGGAGCATCGAACTTCAACCGCACCCGAGCCTCGGGAGTAATGCCCAACGTGGCCTCACGCTGACGAATCTCGGAAGCCAACATCCAACGGCCCTTAGTCTTCGGACGCCAGAAATCATCCTTCAACAACGCCAAATCCTGAACCGCATACCAGTCGGCCTCAACACCCATACGCTGAGCCAACGGACTGACACGAAGCGACTCATACCACTTCTTCGTCCGTTCAAGCCACTCCTGCCCATCAGGGCGAACAGCAGGAAACTCCAAACCCATCGGACTATCAGGCGCACGAAGAATCGGATTCTTCGACTTCTGCGCACCACGACCATTACCAGCCACAGCCAGCCTCACAATCCGCCCGTTTCAGGCAATACGCGAAGCTAGGACGTTCCACCCTCGCAACGCTTGTGAACCAGCAGACGATTCGCCAAAGTCGCACTATGCGACTTCTCCAACGGAACCTTCCACACGAAAGCGGCACCATCGGCACCACTCGAACCAACATCAACCGGCTCATGGCATTTCGCGCACAAGCCGCCACACTTCTCAACCACCTGAGAATCAGTAAAAGACTCAACAACAAGCTCGGACTCAAGCTCGGACACGTCAACCGGACGCACATACATAGTCGTTTCAGGCTTCACCGGCAACGACTTATCATCATCACGAGCACGCTTATACGCCACACGGCAACGCCCAGAACAAAACAACTGGTCGGAACGCTTCGGATCAAACCACGTATGGCACTGAGGACACATGCGCTGACGCAACGGCTTCAACGGAGACCCCGAATAACGGTCACGGTCGTAATGCGAACGACACAATCCCTTCGCACACACCGGATTAGCGCAACCGGCAACCGCGCACATGAACTCATTCACTTGAAAGCCGGGTGAGAATACCAACGCTTCTCCCTCCGACTCCTACCCTTCGCACGACGAACCTCAGCAGACTCACCCTCGGTCTTCCGCTGATGATGCCAACGACACAACACCCACAAATTCTCAGGACGATCATCATCATGGACGGGATTACGAACCTTATGGTCAACCTCATTCCCATACCGTCCGCACAGGCGAACATTCCCGTAATCATCCTTGACCGGCCACTGGCACCTATGCCCATCCCGTTCAAGAATCATCGCACGGACACGCGGCCAATCAGGATTGAACCGTTCATCACGATGGGAACTAGACCACGCCACAATGCCTCCACAAAAACAGGGTTGGCCGGTGCTGAGCAGGAAAACACGCCAAAGGGGAAACATCCCAGCAGGAAAAGTTCTCAGATCAACCAACCCAAGTGCTCCGGGAGGGATTCGAACCCTCACACCCTACAGGTAGCGCATTTTGAGTGCGCCGCGTCTACCATTCCGCCACCAAAGCAAAAGAACAAGCGTCTCACACTCCACCCACAACAGGAGCATGGGACGCTCGTTCAACCCCCAGAGAGCCATAAGGAACCAATGGCATCATCACAATGGCTTTTTACCGCCAGCCACGGCGTGCGGATGCTGAGGGAGTCGAACCCCCGGACCGTTCCCGGTCGCCACCTTAGCAAGGTGGTGCAATAAGCCACTCTGCCAAGCATCCAAAATGCAAGAGCCGCCGCAGCGACTCAGGAGACTGTTCCCGCAGACTAGGCGGGTCAGCTAAAACTAGAGCCGCCACAAGACGACTCCGAAGACCTTTCCCACAACCTGTGGGTAGGCTGAGCACAGCATGTTGGACTCGAACCAACATCGACGGTTTTGGAGACCGTAATGCTACCGGTTGCACCAATGCCATATACCCGACTTAGTTAACGTCCAAGTCGGAAAGACGTTCGGCATGGTGGAATGGGCTTTACCACCAACGGCAAGGAACGTGAAACATCTATGCACCCGTTTGGCCGTGCCTCCCCTTCGGTCATCAACCACCTGATTAAGGCAGGGAGCCTCTTATTCCCCACATGTTCCAGCGGAGATATTCGAGCAATGCCATCGATCTCATAGGCAGCTACCCCATGAAACCTAGAGCAAACCCCGGGAATCGAACCCGGCAACCAAAAGGCTGTGCCAACAGGATTGCAGACCAGCCCAAAATAATAGGTACGAGTCCATATAGGCCACGCCCGGGATAGACCGGTCGGACTGCTGACCGTACCGCATCTAGAATCCTCACACTCCCCTTGTGAGTGGACGGTCAGACGTTGATGTGGCTTAAGCTAGCTTCACCGCCATCAACATCAATCCAAGGAACATTATACACAATATGTAGGGTGCAGAAACGGTTGCAACCACTAAATATGTGAAGACTTCGTAAGTAACGGGTAATCCAAAAATGTTCCAGCGAGCATTCAGCGTCAGCACTAGAGAGCCAGCGGCCTTGCTTTTTGTGCCGGGGGGACACTCCCCCACGGGGGTGTTTGTTGCATGGTGCAACGTTGGAACGTTTGTGCGATTGTGTTTTGGCGTGTCGTGTGGTATCGCGCGGGCACGTTCCTCTTATGCGATCATGTCCGTGCCCGTCGTGGCCATGGCGTGGCTGTGGCCGTGCCGTGGCGTGGCCGTCGTGCCCTGGATGTCGTGGCGTCCCTGGGCATGGCCGTCGTGACGTGGCCGTGGCTGTGGTGTCCGCTGTCTTTGTGTCGCCGTCGTGTGGTTGCGACACGCCGACGAATGCTAGTGTTTGCAATGGTTTTGGTGGTGTCTGTGTTGTCTTGGTTTGCTATCTGACTGGATAGCGTGTATAGTGAGAGCCATCAAGCAAACGACAACGAAAGGAACAGAGATGAACGAGAGGCCACCACCACGGAGACCACCACCGCAAGGCCGGTGACACGAAGCCCCCTAACAGGCGCGGCATGGATGATTGAAAACTGAAGAGTGGACGCGACAATGACGCGACGGACTGCGACTAGGCATGATGCACCCTCACAGCATGCAAGGCTGAACCGTCGTCGAGTCGCTAACGTGGCGCGGTGTCCGGCATGGAATTGTCCCGCGCTGTCTGAGTGGTCTACGATGGCCTTAATCCAAGTTAGGAGTAAGGGCCATGAGTTTGAAAGAATTAAGGATGAAGCGCGGTCTAACGCAACGTGAGTTAGCGCAACGTAGTGGCGTGCATCATGTCGAGATTGCGCAGATTGAGACAGGTAAACGCAATGTTCGGGCGGTGTCGCTTGATACTGCACTGCGATTGTGCGATGCTCTCAAGATCGCTAATCCGCGCAAATTGCTTGATTCTGATTCTAAGTCTTCGGCGGATTGATTTGTAATCCGCCAAGGCTAGCGTAGTCTTTATGGCACGTCTAGCCCACGAATGAGTAGAGCCGGATAGTTGCAGCTATCCGGCTCAATTGCTCAGTAATCATTAACCAACTAACTAACTAAGCCCTCTTATTCTAGCAAGGGGGCTGGAATGGAGTGTCAAAATGTATACCGTTGATGAGACCTACAAGAACATCGAAGCCGAGTTCAAGCCCCGCAGCAAGTGGGACCAGGGCGTGAAGGAAACCGCGCTGGCCGTGCTTGATTCGCTCGACATGCCCGAAACGGTTCTTCCCGATCGCTTCGGATCGCGTCGCGCGCTGTTGTTGAACGGCGCGGACAATTGGCGGGAATACAGTTACGGCGGGTGCGCTCTCGTGTACAACGTGGATATCGCCGCCAGGTTCTTCACCCCGTCCGAAATGCGCCGGTACATGGCAGACGGGCATGATGCAAGCATGGCGTTCCGTGGCGAGCCTCTGCTTGACTTGCAGGCGCGTGCCCTCAGCCAGGCGGAGCGTGTTATCAGCCGGTACGCGCGGGAACACTGAGGGGCAAGTCATGTGTGAGAAGTGCCCCATCGATCAACGTTACCCGTACTACGGTTTTCCTGTGACGCCCGATTCCCGCAAGCTGCGGGATGAGGCCGAGCGTTACCGTGAGATCGCTATCCGCTGTTTCGTTGCCGAGAGCGATTGTGCCGACGTGAAGCGGGCGGATGCGCTGACTTATTCCAGGCTTTCGGGCGTGAGCCTATCAATCACGCCCGTTCTTGCCCTGTCGGGCGCTATCAATCCTTTTTACACAATCGAGGTGTTTTAAAAATGCGTAAGAAGATTACTCTGCTTGTTGCCGTCCTGTTTGGCCTGTTGGCTTTCGGCGTGGCCTGTTCCCCGGCGTTGAGTGACCAGCCTGTTGCCGATCCGCATGGCACGCCTGAACAGCAGTGGACGTGGTGGCTTGAAACGTATGCCACGAAGGATTACAGCCAAGCCGACCTAGCGAGCTACCGTGAGCTATCCAACATTCCGCAGTGCGGCATGGAGGACGGCAGCACTTCGGACGGTTACGAGCGTATTTGCGAGTGGCGTGGAAGCGTTGACGGCAATCAATCCGGCACGTCATATGTGCTCGTGAGTGGCAGCAAGGTTTTGGAATGGTGAAACCGCTCAGGGCCGTGCGGTGAACGGCCCATCAAATAATCAAGTTTTCATACAAGGGAGTTTTAAAATGTCGAACAACAAAGTTAACGGCCTGTGGGCAGTCAATTCGTCCAGTGTCTTCATGTTTTTCGATTCCGTCAACAGCCCGAGCGTGTGGCGTTTCGAGATGAAGGATGGCGTTGAATCATGGCGGATGATTCCGGGCGTGAAGAATGCTCAGGCGGTGCGTGGTGTAGCTGCCGCGTATCGTGCTGACGGTGGTACGTGGCTTGACCCTAACGGGCCTGATTACGCTCAGGCGGTGAGTGAGATCGGTGACGTGCCGTTGATCGTGGAACGTGGCGATTGCATGGTTTCCTCTGATTGTGGTGATTATACGGCGCATGGCGTGAGCATGTCGGACGCCGACCGTGAGCATGGTTGGGAATTGTCTTATGAGCATGGCGGCATGGTTGTGTCACGTGACATTTCATTCCTCACCCCGGCCGAGTGTGACCATCCTGAGATGTGCGAGACTTACGATGATTTGCCGGTTGTCACCCCGCAGTCGGTTGAGCCTGAACCGGATACGGTTGAGATTCCTGAAGTGCCGCCGATTCCGTCCAAGGATACGCCGAAGGTGATTGCGCAGCATGGCGTCAAGGCGCGCGTGGTCACGATTCCAGGTGGCAAGTCGGTCAAGGAGTTGACTGACGTGTTTGGTGGATATGTGCATAAGCCGCGTGGCTTCCGTGATTCCAAGGGCCGTCGCGTCGCATATGTCGCGTTCGACGGTAAGAGTGGCGTGGTTGCGTACCGTGACTACTACCAGCGTGGCAGTGACCAAACGTTGGAAGAGTCCGTGGCCGCGTACCTCGCTCAGCATGAGATTGTCGAGGTGGCATGAAATGTCACGTGTCGTCATCACAGCACAGCAGGTCAAGGCCGCTTTGGAGGCTACCGGCTATTCGTCCATCGAGTCGAATGTTCAAGCCGTATTGAGGGAGATTGGCAAGCGTCCCGCATTGATAACCGCGTATCTCAGCACGGTTATCAACGCGGCTGCCGACAATCTGCCTGATCCGCGTCATATGGATTGCCTGTTCTGAAAAGTTTGGCCGGACGGTATGCCTAGTACCGTCCGGCCATTGCAAACAGTAATTAACTCAACCAAACCATTTGCAAGGAGATTCTACCATGTCCCGTCATTATTACGCTGTTTATTGGCCTTACGGTGTCAAAACTTTCAATTTCGACCATGAGCCGATTGGTACTGTTGTCCCATTCGATACGGCTAAAGCGCGTGACGCTTACGTTGCTGCTGACCGGTTCGACGGTAATTTTCATAGGAGCGTGCCGGATTATCGATTGACGCGCAAGATGATGCTTGGTGCGCTGAGAGAGTTCCGTTCGTTGGATTCCAAGGGATATGAAGGTTGGCGTGTGGATGGCGTCTTCTATGAGTCTCTTGGTGATGCGTACAAGGCGATGTTCGATGCTGATGCGCAGTTGCGTTATGAACTGTTCGGTGACGTTGATTCGAGGGAGGCGTGAGTGTCATGGAAACATTGAAATTGTGGGCTGATTTTCATGTTGGTCAGCAAATGTATGCATATGACCATTTTGATGTGGTCGAGCGTAAGCGTTATTGGCGTCCCGTGTCGAAAACGTATCTTGTGTGCGCGTGGTTGCGTGACCTGATTCGTGGGATGCGTGATGCGCGCTTGGGTGGATTCCAGGGTTGGTTGTACTGCGTTGTCAAGGATGGCGGGTTCACCACTCAGGAGTTCATGGGGTTCAACGATGAAATCGAGGTGTTGTGATGATTGACGTGAATATGCTGCCGCGTGAGCTTACCGGCTATGTGGGTCATGTCTGCGGCCTGTGGTTCGGCAGTTATTTTATTGATTTTGAGCCTGTGTTCGTCCATTCCACGGCGGGCATCATCGGTGAACTGTACGAATACCTGGTGGATACGGTTCAGGACAATTCGATGAATGGCGGCTTGGATTATGAGGATGCGGAAGAGTACGCGAAGTTGGCGGCTACCGTTCCGTGGTCTATGGAAGAGATTGACCGCGTGGCGGAACAGTCTTTCCGCTACGTGTCTGACCGAACGTTGCAGGTGGCTTACGCCTTGTGTGTACTCACTTTTGATGCGATGTTCCCGCAGAAAATCGAGGTTGTCAAAACGGACGTGCGGGAGACGTTGTTGAGCGTGGCGTTCCCGCATGATTGGCAGCGCCGCATGGCGGAGTCTGACCATGATCGCGTGAGCGCGTATCGCATGGGTTTGGAATGCGTGACGAAAGCGTATGACAAGGTTTTCGACCGTCTTGGGGAGGCTGACTGACATGACGCGCAGTAGGAACAGACGGCTTCGCCTCATCCCATCGCACCTTCCGCTGATCCGCGACAAACTCGCGGAATACGAGCGGGTCGCATTAAAGGAGGAGATGGCTGCGCACTCGCAATACGAGCGGAGCATGGAAGCGGCTTGGAATTTCGCTGATAATCTCGCCGTCGCGCAGCTTTGGTGGATCAGCCGGGACATGACGGCGCTGGCGGAAGATACCGTCCAGGCAGGCGATTTCCCGAAAATGGACGCGCCGGCGCAAAGCGGGCTTATCTTCTTCGACGGGGGTATCCAAACCGTCACATTCACCGTGATCGACGATGCGACGGGAAGGAAGGTCGGAGCCGCCCACGTGTCGGCACTCTTCTGGCAATGCGACGGCGACGGCGATATCGAACTGATGGGCTTCACGGACCATCCATGCGGCCTTACGGAATGCGACGCGAAATCATTCTCGCTGCCGGTCGTCAAAATCACCAGCGACGTTTTCAACAGGCATGTCGGCGGTATCCAATGGTTCTACGATCTGCTGCACGCGGTATGGGCGTTGAGCGCGGAACCGCATATCTGCGAGGCAAAACCGGCGAAACCTAATATGGAGCATCCACTGCCGCCGCGTTTCGACCCCGAAATACGCAAGGTCAAGATGCTGGTGCTGCGCGAGAACCTGCATCGTCCTGGCGGAAGCGCCGATGATGACGAGCGGGTGCGACGTGAGTATTCGCATCGTTTCATCGTGCGCGGCTTCTGGAGGGATCAGGTGTATGGTCCGAATCATTCGCTGAGGCGCAGGCAGTGGATACCGCCATTCGTCAAAGGCCCGTCCGACAAGCCCTTGATCTGCAAGGAGACGGTGCGCATATGGAAACGGTGAGCGACATGATCGCCGGTTTTCTCGCCGGCCTGACGCCGGGTACAAGGGCGCAGTATCGGAGCGTCGTATCGCGATGGCTCCGCTGGTGTGCGGATAACGGCATCGACATGCTGCGGGCGAAGCGCACTCATATCGAGGTGTTCGCCGCCTATGGCGACGGCATGCGGCCAGCGGCGAAAAACACGGTGTGCAGGAATCTGAGCGTCGTTTGCTGCCTCTACCGCTATCTCTGCGAGGAGGGGTATATCGACTGCGATCCGGGCGAGCATGTGCGTAGGCCGAAACTGTACGGTCATTCGGATGGCACGTACCTCACCCGCGAGCAGGCTAGGCTTTTTCTGGACGAAGCGCGTGGTATGGGTGCGCGGACGGATGCCCTGTGCAGTCTGCTGCTGTTGACCGGTGCGAGGGTTAGCGAGGCGCTTGGGTTGGATGTCGAAGACTGTCATCTGGATGACGGGCGTCCGTGGGTGCGGTTCGACCGCAAGGGCGACTGGTCTCAGCGTGTGGCCATTCCCTCCGATGCGGCCGAAGCTCTCGCACGACTCATTGGCGAACGTAGGCGTGGTGCGGTGTTCCGTGAGGATTCCGGCGCGCGTCTGCGGCAGCAGACCGCCGTGGGCATCGTATCGTCCGTGGCATTGCGCGTGGGCGTGCCGGATATTTCGCCGCATTCATTGCGGCGAACGTTCTGCACGCTCTCCCGTGACGCTGGCGTGCCGGACAGGGACATCATGGCCGCAGGCGGGTGGAACAGTCCGCAGATGCTCGACTATTACGACATGTCCCGTCGCGGGCTGAATGGCAAAGCTGGCGACGGATTGCAGGATTACCTGGGCAAGGAGGATTGATTTCCACAACACGCCCGACTTGAAATGTTACCTTTGGTAACATATATTGTAGTTAGCAACAAACGGGAAGCATCAAGGCATCCCCACAATCACAAGGAGATTGAAATGATTACCATTCGTATCGAAAAAACCAGAGGCCACAAGTGGAATGAGACTGGCACATTCGCACTGGAGTTCCCGAAGTCGGAATTACGAAAGCGCGTCTATGATTGCCAGCTCGACAAGGACGGCGAAACCGAAGACGCATGGCTTTGCATCCCGTCCGAACGGCTCCGTGCCAAGTATGAGCGGCTCGTCGCTGACGAGGAGTCCACGCAATCCGATTACGACAAGCTGTACGAAGAGCTTTCGGCTTACTCAGACACGTTGACCACCGAGCAGCTCATGGACTGGTTCATCGACCTGAACGATCCTGAAACCATCAGCGGATGGACCGAGCGCATCGAAGCCCACAACGCCTACATCGACGTGATGGAGCCGAACAATGCGGTGCTCAGGAACCCGCTTGACGTGGATTCGACGTTCCATATCCGCATCTACGATTACTTCATCGATTTCCATGAGGATAGGGAGATTGTGGACGACTTGGAGTTCACCCCGTCCGACGTGGATGCGGATGATTGGACGGAGGACATCAAACGGTGTCTTGAGGAAAACGGGTGGCGTCTTGACTCCAAGATCGGAACGGATTCCGATGATTCCGATTTGCTGGTGTTCGATTGCGTCAAGGCGTGACGTATTCCGCTGAAAATCGTTGTTCTGCCGGTTCCAGCGTGTTTTTCATGCTGGAACCGACGTTTTCCGTGTTTTCATGATTGTCTGGAGGTTTGATGACGTTTGGATCGAAGGCCGCTTTTCGCGCGGCACGGGAACGCTGCGGCATCAGTCAGAAGATGCTTGCCGACCGTTTCGGCAATGCCGTGTTGACGGTGAAACGTTGGGAGAAGCCTGGCGAGGCGGAACCACCGGCAGACGTGCAGGCATGGTTGGAAAGTATGCTCACGCAGCATGTCGAAGCGGTCGAGGCCGCGTTGGATGCGGTGGACGGGATTGAGGAAGTCCAAGGCAACCCGCCTGACCATGTTGACTTGCTCTACTATCGTTCGCAGGAACACTACGACCGTTACGGACGGGACAAAGGCGATTACGCGATCGTCAATGCCCGCAGCAGGGAGATAGCCGCGATCCTTGAATCGCAGGGTATCGAAGCGCGGTTCCGTTATCCCGAGGATGATGAAGCCGGTTTCCAACGTTTGGCGAACACTCGCTAAACGCATTTGTTGTTAACAGGGCCATTGTAGACCACTCAGACGTTGCCTGACGCGGTTTGCAACCAGTTGTCCAACAATTCGGCTTCGTTGACTGGCTCGAAACACCATGCGTCTAATCCGACGTTGATCTCATTGTGATGCCTGCCGAACTCAAGCGGGTCATGCGCGTGCGTATGACCATGCAGGAGCAAAGTGTTGTTCACGTATGGTAGCGCGTATTCGGCTAATTCCGGCGCGTTCCAATTGGTTGAGACTGCGCCCAGGGGTTTGCTTTGCGTGAAGTCTTCACGCCATTGGAAGTGGCTTAAAAATACCGTGTGTGGATTGTTGCCCCACTCGTCTCTGATTTCGGTGATGCCGACTCTTCCGACTTCCACGAACACGCTTGCCAACTTTTCCAGCGTGCGGCTGGAACTGTGCAGTTCGTGGTTGCCGAGAATCAAGTGTCTGCGTTTACGTGGAACCTGTAGATTCTGGATGCGCATTATCGCCTGTTCGACGCTCCATGTGCTGCCGGAACTGATGTCTCCGAGGATGTAGAGTTCGTCTTCCTCGCCAACATACGTGTTGATTGCGCGCACGATGTCGGCATCATGCTTCCGCCAGTCAACACAGTTCTTAAGCGGCTTATGCTCACGTTCGGCCTGTTGTTTGATCGATGCATCCTTAGCGTATCCAGGTAGCGCGTATCCGCGTAGCGCGGCCACGAACGGATGCGCGAAATGCAAGTCAGCAGTAAACCACTTCATGCGTCCTCCATGTTTTTCAAATGCCCGTATTTTTCATCCCATTTGTCCAATGCTTCCAGCACTTGCGGTAATCCGAAATCCCAATACGTTTCGCCATACTCTTCGCCTTTTCTGGTGCGGTACGAGATGACTAACGTTTCAGGGTCATCACCGCACGTTTCGCAGACTTCCGGCACCCATTCGTGGTAATACCAGTCGGTGACTTCCACAGGCGCATCATCAGTGCCGTCGAACAGTTCCGGTGATTCCATCACGAGCACGCGTAGCATGAGTTCTTTAGTGGTTTTTCCACTCATGGTTTCCCCTTATTTATGGCATGTACAATCGCGTTAACCATTCGATTTCATCCTTCCTCTTCGATTCTCAGTTCCTTGTCGCCATTCACGGTTGCGGCGATATCGTCGTTGAACTGGTTCGACAATTGAAGGACGATGCACGCGCGCGTCTCGTACCGCAATACTGGTGTGAAACCGGTTGAGGATGTGAAGCAAACGTCGGATGTGAATACCGGCTGGTTTCCCAACCGTGTTTCAAACTTTTTGAGCGTGCCGGACATGACCACTTCCCCATTGTCTAGGATGCTGACGCGCTTACCCAAATGCGTGGCGTTGAGGTGATCAGCGGTGATGGTCTGCTTGCTCATTCCTCGTATCCTCCAAGGTAGGTTTTGCAATGCGAATCGAGTATGGTTTCAAAAATGTCTACGACTGCACACCGGTGTTCGCGTTCTACGTCGTGTGCGCGTGATTCCGCTTGGTCGCGCGTCTTGTAAGAGCCAATGAGAGTCAGCTCTTCACCTCTGTACGGTACGTGCCCATCTGGAGTCATGTATGCGATTACAAGATAGATTTTCATGCGTCCTCGATTATGATTGGCGTGTCACCGTGGATGGTGACGTTGATCGTGTCTCTTGTGGTCAGGCGGATTTGCGTGTCGATGCGGACGATACGTTTGCCGTGTGTTGGTTCGGGTGGCGTGTCTTCGCCATAACTGTTGACGCGCCTGTATGTGACGGTGGGCACGTAGTTTGGTCTGGATGTGAATTGTTCCAGTCTGCCTTCGACCACTATCGTCTGGCTGATCGGGTCTAGGATGGTGATGGGTTTTCCCACGTTGTCGGCTTTGAGATTAGCTCCTGTGGTTTCAGTTGATGCCACTGCTACCGAATCCTTTCGTGCCGCGTTCCGTATTTTTTTCAAGGGTTTCAACGTGGTCTAAGGGCATGTGTGGCGCACATTGCGCGAACACGATTTGCGCTATCCTGTCTCCCTTATGAATCTCGAACGCCTGTTCGCCCATGTTTCGGAGGATTACGCATACTTCCCCGCGATAGTTGGGGTCGATTACACCAGGCGCGTTCATCACGGTGATGTTGTGTTTGAGAGCCAAGCCTGAGCGTGGGCAGATCATGCCGACGTATCCGGCTGGTATCTGCATGTACACGCCCGTGTGCACGAGTGCCTGGCTGTTGGCGCAGACTATCGTGTCCTCGTTGCTTCTGAGGTCTGCTCCCGCATCGTTTGGGCGAGTGTAGCCGATGTTTTCTCTGATGCCGCTGAATTGCATTTTAGTTGAACCTTTCCGAAATGAGTACGCCGATGATGCCGATCAGCCATGCGAGAAGCATGATGACCATCATGATTAGGATGATGCCGAAGGGAATCCAGACGGGTGCGAACACCCACAGCCACGAGTAGGGGAATTGTCCCCCGATTTTCAATAGGGCGAGAATATCTGTCAGCAACACTAGGATTAGCGAACAGTCGATATGCACCATTATTCCTCCGTGTAGAAGGTGATCGTGTGGAGTTTCTTCTTCACGTCGAATTGTTCCCCGAACATGCCTGATTTTTTGACGGGTTCGATCACGTCGCGCATGTGATGCGCGTGATAGGTGATGGTCTTGCCCTTGTCGGTGATGCTGATGGTGGCGGTCATTGGATGATTTCTTCCACTAGGCTGATGTTGCTTGCCTGAACCGTCTTGCTGATGCCGTTGTACAGGTTTTTGAACGTGAATGAAAATGGTTTCATGCAGTTCTCATCTTCGAAGTCGATGATGCATTCCATGTCATCCCAACAGTCAATCCACGGAGAGCCGACCAGTCTGGGGCTGGCATGAGTGTAGACGATGACGCCTTTCTCACAGTCGGTATACGAGTATGCGAATCCGAGTTCTTTAAGCTTGACGGCGTATGGCGGATTCGATAGGTCGATTTTCACTTTGCATCCTTTCCGACGAGTCCCCAAATATCGTCCACTGGATTGGTTTGCTGCATCAGCATGTACACGTCCGCGATACGGTAGATGGGATGCCGCCCTTCCTTGCGTACCGGGGTGAGCTTGCCCCTGTGCGCCCATGATTTCAACGTGTTCGCGGATACGAGGTATCCAGCCTGTTGGAGTTTGCTTCTAATGTCCGAAGCAGTCCCCGTGTAAGTGCTGTGTTTGATCTTGTCTTGCATGAGTGTCCTCAAAAAGTTGATGTTCCAAACGTTCCTGCATCCACGGCATTTGACTTGTTTTGCCGTCTCGTCAGCCGATAGTGGCATGTTGCAGTCGGTGTTGGGGCAATTGCCCAAGCTAACCGTATGGCCTTGATTCAACAGGCGCTGGCACTTGTCGCGTGCGATGCGGATTTCAAGCGCGTACACGGGTGTTGCCGTTGAGCATAGACACGCGGGTTCGCCTTGCTTGGTTTTCTTCACGGCTATCCGCTGCGCCAACACGTTCAACGGATCGTGATTCAGGTATTCGACGCCTAAGCATTTAGCGAACGCGGATAGTGTGCCCCACACGCTATCATCCCGTTCGTCTCCCTCATACAGCAGGTCGAACACTTGCTCTCGCAATGGCGGATTATCAGAGTATCCTCCCCCGCCGCCACCGTTAGCGTCATGATTCTTGTTGATGCGGTTCATCTTGTCGGTTTCCAAAAATCCGATGTTCTTCGTGAACCATTCCAAGTCGGCTAGGAGCCGCTGTTCACATTCAGGGCAGAGTTGCCTGGTATCGTCTCGTTCACGCCCGCAACGCAACAGTTTGCAGTCAGCCAATCGCACGCCTTCCAAAATCATGGTATGTTGATTCCGCACCGGTGCCCGAAGGCGTGCGATTAATGCCGGAACATGTCTAGTATACCGGTTGCACCCAACCTTGCAACCGGTATTGGATTAACGTCTCAAACAGTCTCCCGCTTCCGTTTTCTCTTCTCGGGATGAAGCAGGTAGTAGTTGCGTTCGTAGGCCGCCTGTTCCTCACGGCTGAAATGGTGGAATGTCGGACGATGCGCAAGCTTGTATCGGCGGTTGCATTCCAAGACTTGCTCACGGTGGGCCATCCGCCACTGTCGCGTGTGCTCACGTTTCCGTGCGAGCTGTTCCGCAGTAAGCTTGACCGGCTTTTTCGACGCTTTCGCCTTCTTCTTTCCGACTGGCGGCTTCTCAGACGGCTTGCGCCTACCACGACGAAGAACTGCTATGTCAACCGCGAACATTTTCATGATCTCGTCGGCGGTAGGCTCATTCATTCCGTTTGCTCCAATGATGCACTAGTCTTCTCGATCACGTACAACACGACGGCCTCATTGTCCAATGCCAGTGGGTTCGCTGCCGTGACATTGATGATTTTCCACCCATCGTCCAGATAGTCGATGAGTTTTGAATCATTCTGCACACGCACGCCGTTACCGTTGAACTTCGTGTATACCGGGATTAGTTCATGTTCCATTATTCCTCTTCTTCCGCATCATCCGTCAGACACTGATTATTCTTGATGACAAAACTCGCAAAAGCGTCACTGACTGTGATTGCGAGGTTGCAGCATGAATGCAATCTACCCCAGTTCTCTCTGATGCGCTCCTTGTCAATGGCTGTGGATGCTTCAAGGAATATGCCGTCGAGCGCATAGTGCATCTCATTCTCGAAAGCGTTTTCAATTCCCTCCGCAAGCCGCATGAGATTCTGGGTATCCTTCTTATTTTTGTTCTTTTTCATTATTTCGTTTCCCCGTCCTTGCCGCTAGCATTGTTCCAATCGCAGGAAAGACCGCCTCCCCCCTTGTAGGTGTCGAAGTTGATGCATGTCACGGTTCTGCCGTCGTGCAACTTGATTCTGCACTCATCGGCCGTGAAGTCGCCTCGCACATCAATGCAGTCACTACCGCCTTCAACATCGTCAGCATCCGCTTCATTACCACATCCGGCCAGTGGGAAAACCATCGATACGGCCATAAGCACGGCCATTAGTCCCCGTCGAATATTCCTGTTTCCTATCATTTCGTCTCCTTGATTGTCTTATCCCGTCGATTTCGACGGGTTTAAATGTGGTCTAGAAGTGTTTTGCCATCCAGTCGGCGATGAACAACGCGACGATCGACGCAAACGACGCGAAAGAAAGCAAACCGAAGACAATGGTGAAAACAATCAAAACAGCCTTCATTCCGTCACCGCCTGTCGTGCTGCTCTGAGGATTCTTGCCGCAGTCTGACGGATGTTTGTAGTATTAGCGTCCGGCATAAGCCCATAAAGCTGGTTGCACACGGCCATCACCTCCCGTTCCGAAGGACTGCGCAAGCGTCCCGAAACGTAAGCGTTGCGTTCCAAACGTCGCGTCTCAGTACCGTCATCGGGGTACAGGTGCGCTAATTCATCTGTGATATTGCTCATTCCGTCACCGCCTTCCGTGCGATTTCGAGCATTTCCCGAGCGCCCCTGAGATAACTGGCTCGCATTTCCGGCGCGGTCAGAGTCCAGAAACAGTCATCACTGGGCATGACGTCTTCCCAGTCTGCTTCCATGTCCCACCACAACAGTTTCTTCGCCACGGCCTCAATCTCAACGGCAGTTGGTGGAGCGGACCGTCCGGCCATGTACGCTGTACCGGCAATCTCCCGAACCGTCTGAAAAGTCAAATCATCATCCATGCCACGCTCGTAAACGTTGGCCTCGTCAAGCAGGATGCTCAATTCGTCCTCTTTCCGTTCGCTTCGATCATGGCGTACAGCATCTCACTCGCCGGACGCCGCCTGTAGCTATTCCGCTTGTCTCCATAGGACACGTCGTACAGGCGTGGTGACTAGATAGTTTTTCGTCACCGTAGAACGTCAGCCCGTGACCCGATTTGAAATCAGCCATGCATGACTTGATTTCATAGCAGGAGAAAGTGCCGAGTTCCACACTGCTTGGTTCGAGCACGTAGCCGGGCGTGAAAGGCTTGAATCCGATGTAGTCGATGCGCCTGTTCCGTGGTGTTCCAAGGTCGAAGTTAACCTCGCTAGCCCAATAGCTCACGCGATTCTTCAACCTCTTCTCGACCAGCTTGGACAGCATGGCGGTGGTTTCAGCCCTGCTCATTTCTTCCTCCTGAAGTACTTGCATTCATCGTGATGGAACAGGAACAGGTGAAGTCTCCACACCTTGACTGCCAACAATCCCTTGAGTGTGATCGCATACCCGCCATGGACACGCTTCATGAGCTTCCTATCGGCCAATGATTCAAGTATTCGGGAAAGCTCTTGGTTCTCTCGTTGTTGCCAGATGTAGCTCATCCCCTCAGCGATATACAGGCAACACATGTCCTTGTCGTATTGGCTAATCATCATTAGCCTCCATCTCAAGGATGTAGACGTTCGTCGCGGTGACGGCGTTATCACGCAATTCCGTTGGTGGCATGGTGTCCACCCGCAGAATCTTCCAACCCTCGTTCAGCAACTCTTCAAACACACTCATATTCATTAAGGTGCGCTTACAGCCGTAATCACTCCAAAAAAGTGGGCAAACCTTGTACCGTTTATTCATTTCGCGTCCTCCTTCATGAAGACAATCCAGTGTGTTCCCGTGCGGTTCGGCTGCTTGTTACCGAAGAGTGGCTTGTGGTCGGTAAGCTTGAGAATCTGCGAGACGGGTATCTGCGTCTCATTCCATTTGAAAATCAACACGCCATGCTCTTTCAGGACACGGAAACACTCGCCGAACATGGCCTTGATGTCTGTTTGCCATGTCTCTTGATCGAGGCATCCGTATTTCTGCGCCATGTAGCTCGTCTCTCCCGCATTGCGCAAGTGCGGGGGGTCGAGCACGACCATGCGGAACGTCTCGTCAGGGAACGGCAGATCGCGGTAGTCCATCAGCATGTCCGGCTTGACCTCGAACCTACGCCCATCGCATAATTCCCAGCTTTCGTCGCGTACATCGCCGAAAAGCACGCGATCATCCGCTTTGTCGAACCAGAACATTCGTCCTCCGCAGGCGGGGTCAAGAACAGGTTGGTACGCGCTCATTTCGCGCCCTCGCTTTGATTCGGCACCTCGGAAGGCATCGAGCCGGAATAGCCGAGCATGGACCGGCAGTGGTCGATGATATGGTCAAGCAGTCGAGCTTGCATTATGACGCCATACACGAAAGCCTCACTGCCATCAAGCAGGTCGTTGGAATATTTGATTATCGGATTGTCAGACCGGATGACCGACTCCAAATCGGCATAGGCTTCTTCCGCATCCTCTCCCGGCGCTGGTTCAATGTCGGCAAGGATTTTCCTCCGCTGGTTCTCGCACCAGTCGATGATCTCGTTCAACGTCTTGTCTTTTTCACTCACGTTCGTAGCCATTGTTATTCCTTACTGCTCTTATCGTTCTTATCGTCATGGTCGAAGATGCATACGAACACGCCTAATAGCATGAGCACGCAGAGTATCGCTATCACTCCCAATGTGATGACGATGAACACGCTTGAAATATTCCAGCAAACATCAGCCAGACTCATGATTTCTTCTCCTTGCAGAATTGTCTGATAGCTTCCTCTGCGTCGTATCGGAAGATGGGTTGTCCCGCACTGTCTCACACTCATGAATGAGCGTGTGCAAAAAGTTGGTGAGGTTGGTCAACCGACGCTCCGCACGAGATATATCGTTAAGATTCACTGGTATCAGCGGGAAGGCATCAGCATCGAACGTGCGTTTGACCACACTCCAGTCCATCGTTTCCAAATCCCCGTCAGCGAACAATTGCGCATCACAGTCGATATTGTGAATGTGCCAAGCGTCACCGTCGTAGCTCAACAGGTCTTCACCATCCCGAGTCGCATACCAGCCCGGTTCGGTGGGCATGTCATCAGACGAGTGCGCCTGATCGTACATGGTTTTCACCTGCTTGTAGATGTCATCCAGTTCCCTCCCGTCGAACTCCACGGTCAGACAAGTGCCAGCCTTGTCAGTGAATAGATAAGGCATTGTTTTGAAATCAATGCTTCTCAACATTTCACTCTCCTTCTTCGTTGAACGATGCCTGTAGAGTGTCCGCGAACACATGCAATGCGTCTTTGACCTTCTCGTTGAAACCGTCCGGCACGTCCGCCGTGACATGTCCCTGCTGCATGTTGTCGAGCTTGTTGTCCGTCTTCGTGTACATCGGCACATCCACTTCGACGGATGCAAGCTCGATCTGCGGACAGTCGAACGCGCGCACACGGAACGTGACCTTGCTCGTGCCGACTTTCACTCTGTCGCTCATTGGTGCCTCCTTGGGTTGATTGTTCTGATGGTTCTTGCCGGACTCTCATAAGCGGTACGCACCTCATACGGCCTGTGGTGGAAGTCGGCTTTGGAACGTGCCGCGCCCGCAGCTTCATCCAGTGAGTCATACACGCGGCATGTATGCACCTCCCGTCTCGCCTTGCGGCCAGACGATGTAGCCGGTCTTGCCTTTGAAAACGTTCATTTGACCGTCTCCACCGTGTTGCAGCCGATATATTCGCCGTTATGCTTCAAGCATGCCCATGTCACGTCACCGGTCTTGACGGTTTCCATCTGGAATCCCGCGCCGGTTTTCCCGCTGGAACCGGCTGGCGATACGGTGGACGCGATGAAAATAATCGTCATGCAGATGATCGCGACGATGATTACCCGGTCCCGGTTCATCACTCACCATCCTTTGCGATGACGGCACCCATGGCTTCCCGATATTTCTTCGTCCGTTGGAACCGGTCGGCAAGCATGTTCGCGGCCTTGTCGATAATCTCGTCCTTGCGTTCTTCGAGGAAGCTTTGCAAAGCTTCCTCCATCATGGTCTTACGCATGTTTTCCCGCGAATACGCGTTGGTGTGCGCGAAAACAGTGTCCATGGTTTCTTTGACGATCTTATCGAGCACGTCCTTGTAGGCGTATTCCTCGATGCGGTTCTGGATGGCCTTGTCGTCAATGCCGATGGCGAACTGCACGATATGTTCCATGATTACTTTCCTTCCTTTTCGATTTCATTAATCTTGTCTTTTAAGAGTCCTGGAATATCCTCTCTATGCCAGACAGTGAATGCGTCCCAAACACTCTTAAGACCAGCCCAATCCTCTCTGGCGAGAGTGTGGAACAATGCACCAGCGAGTTCCGCCCAGTCACTTACGGCGTAAATCGGAATTCCATGCACGAGCGCGTCGTTAACGAACCACAAGGCTTTTTTCAGGTCTTCGACACCGTTCTTGTGCTGCCACCTGAAGCAATACTGCACTGCTTGACCCCAGTCGCTTGACAACAGTCGGGACAGTTCGATGCATTCGAACGGGCCATCCTTGTAATGCGATGGATTGATGTTGTCAGTCATTTGATTGTTCCTTTGTCGATGAATATTTGCCGTCTGTGGTGAGATACACGAGTCCATGCCAAGTCCGTACCGGCACTTCCAACTGGTCTTGAAACGATTTCACACACCAGCCGTTCTCATAAGCGATAGTCGGATGCATGTGAACGAAACCATGACAGCCCGTCGTACCCGAACCGCAAAGCAGAATCAGATTCTGCACTTGATGCTTCTCAACCCTCGTGCATTGGCTACGGAGTTTCCGATGATGCCGGGAACCGCCAACCGCATACAAGCTTCGGCCGCAACGCACGCAACGTCTCCCATCACGATCATCAACCATGCGGCACGTCTCCTTGGATGGATTGTCACTGCTCACTGGGGTTCTCCTGGAACAATCCCTTGTTGTCTTCAACCAATTGGATGCCCTCACCTATCCATCTCATGACAGGAACCGCCATCGAATTACCGAGCGCCTTGTAGCGTGGACTATCCGGCGCGTGCTTCTTCCCCTTCCACGGAATATCCGTCCATCCGTCCGGGAAACCTTGAAGCCTTTCGCATTCCAACGGCGTCAACCTGCGAACCGTCAAACCATTCATCGAATCCTCCGTATGTAGAAACTGGTCATTGTGCGTGCTGAGCGTGGCAGAAAGCTCGTCCTGCCCGAGGAATCCCTTACCCCCCCCCGCTCCGCCACCGCGAATCTTGAAAGTGAAAACCACTAGTCTCTCCTATTAGTTGTCGGATAGATGAATGGGGCATCCTTTCCGGCGTGAGCCATCAATGTCGGAGAAAGATCGAATCCTTGTGCGGCATTCGCCTGAGTGTCCGCGCGACACATCTCTCTCTCTCTCTCTCAATTTGGTAGACGGCTGGATTATGGTCAGTGCTCAAAGTGGGACTCACTTCGCCAATCGCCAGACTCCGGCTCTTCTCACCCTGGCTCCATTTGAACGCCTTAATCAGGGGAACATTGTTGCCACCGGTACCCATGTGCGAGGTGAGCGTATTCGACACGTCGGGATGATCGCTGACCTTGAACCGCCCATCCTGCTGATGGAAGTCCAACATCAATCCCCCAGCGTCCGAATCTGCGTCTCCAACGCCTCCCGCAGTTCCCTGGGTAAGGCTTTGCCTCTTCTCTCGGCTCGACGTATGATCCCAGCACAGGCTCTCGCGCTCAAAAAGTACCGGCGCGGCACGCCGCCAGTCTCTAGTATTGACGACAAGGAACACACGCTCGCGCCGCTGGGCCACACCGAAGAACTGAGCGTCCAACACTCTCCATGCCGCCCCCCCCATCAGGCCAGAGTTCGGCCACGGCCTCAAGGAGCGACTGGAAGGCCCGTCCGTGTTCAGCCGACAGAACTCCGGGCACGTTCTCCCATACGATCCATTCCGGATCAATTTCTGCGCAAGCTCGGAGATACTCGAGCATGAGCTGGCCGCGAGGATCGTCCAGAGCCTTCCTGAGTCCGGCGATGCTGAATGCCTGGCAGGGGCTTCCTCCCACAACGACATCTGCTGCATGGTGGTATTCCTTCCAATTAACTTTCGTCATGTCCCCTAAGTCTGGGACGTTCGGATAGTGGTGTTTGAGTACTGCTTTGGGGAATGGTTCGATTTCGGCGTATGCGACTGGTTCCCATCCGAGTGTTTGCCATGCGACAGTTGCTGATTCAATGCCGCTGAACAGGCTGATGTATTTCACTGGGGTTCTTCCTTCTGGTTTAGCTCATTGGCTTTTTTGACGGCTGACGCCATGTCGGTCACGTCATCCTGCGATTGGAGATGCAAGGCTTTCAACGTGTGTTCGCAAGCCCAAGTGTGGACGTGTGGCTTCGACGGTGGGATACCACCCATTTGCGCCCGGTTCTCACACCAGCCACGCCATAGGCGTATCCAATCCCCCACGGTGCGGATGCCGTCATAGTGTCTGACGGAGAAAGCGTTCCAAGCATCCTGTAAATCCAAGTTCGGGTAAGCGGTTCGCATCATGCTGTCCGCCGCCGTCAACTCTGTGGAGTCTTGGAACATGGCAAGTGTCATTTCTTTGGAAGAAGAATAATATTCTTCTTCTTTCTTATCGGGTACGGGTACGGGTACGGGGCATACGTTTGCCATCGGTTTGCCATCGTCTTGCCATGCGTTTGCCATCGGTTTGCCATCGGTTTGCCATGCGTTTGCCATAGCATTTGCCATCGGTTTGCCATTTTTGCCATTCTCAGGCTTCTTCCAACGACGGCTCGCACCCTTCTTGCCCGCTTCACTCCGCTTCCTGCGCTTGGCATCCACTTCGTCACCGTCCGGCTGATAGTCAGCCCAATCATGGAACACGTATTCGTCCTTGTCGGCGTCATACTCCCACAGGCCCGCATCGCAGAGTTCCTGAACCGAATCATCGGAGCAGCGGAACATGGGAATCATGTTCGCTGGGACACGTCCTTTTGTCAGCTGTTGCGCCGCCCACGTGCCTGAACGAAGCCATAATGCGGTGGCGTCATTGGACAGCATCGCCGTCTTCGGATTCATACAGAACCCATCATCCACCTTGAACCACATCAGCCCAATTCTCCATTCCCGTAGATTTTCCAGATCGCTTCCTGCCGTCGTGTGGTGCAGGGCAGGTCGGTGTAGTTGACGTTCACCCAACCGCTTCCCACGTGTGGTTTCGCCATCGTGTCCAGGGCTTCAGCGATTTCAACCAAGTCCGGTTCCGGGTCAAGTTTCATCACAGTTCCTTTTGCAAATGATTTCCAACGTCGGCTTGTACGCGTATGTGGACTGGTCGGCGTAGTAGGCGTCCCAGTAGGCTCCGTAGTGTGGATTGTCGGCAGTGCTTTGATACCGGTATGGGAATGCTTTCCTGTCCTGTAGGAGTTGGACGATATGGCGTCCCTTGTCGGTCAGTCTGAGCGCATTGCCGGATACCAAGCCGCGCCGTCTGAGCGCTTGAATCCACAGCCACGGTTTCTGACCTGCGTGGGGTTCCGGCATTCGACCGGTACGCCATATGCTGACAAGCGCCTCATGCTGTTGGCTGCTCAAATGGATGCCGTTGACGTTGACTGCTGGAAGAATCATCGTTCACCTCCGAGCGGCAGCCCACTGTTCAACATGCCCGCCAATTCACCCAATGTGAATCGGATGAACATTCGAGTGCCCGAGTCAACGCATTCCATAGACGGTTTGGCCGGTAGCAGAGTCTCGAACTTGTCCCACACGCTCAGACTCGTGTACGCGGGTTGAGACGCGATCCACTCACGCTCGTCCATCACGTCAGCATCGAACATGCCATCGGCTTGTATGACGAACGGATATTCGGAATCAATGTCACCAGCCGACAGTTCAGCCTTATCGAAGCATTTCACCATCGGCACGTTCGGATTGGCGAACGTCGAAACACTGATCGGCCGCCCCTTGTAGTACAGGTTCTCAACATGGTCGAGACGCTTATCGTCCAACGCCCAAGCCAAGTAATCCCAGACACGCAGTTGGAACAGCATCTCACCGGTATTCAGGCTGGTTTCCGACATCGCTTATCATCTCCTTCGTGTTTCTGACGAGACTTTCCAACCCGCCGTGAATGTCATGCAAGGGTTCTATATGGATTTCCGTATGCGGCTCATAAGGATTGCCGCCGTATGTCAACGGCATTCCCTGCCGACGTTTGACAAGCCGTTTCGCCCGTTGTCCCCATGCCATACGGTCGGGTTCCAGCATGGCGCACAACGTGAGTTTCACCTGCTGGTCATCCACGTAGGCCAAACCGTTCAACGCGTCCTTGACGAGCTTTTCCAGATTGTCCAAATCCGGTTTCCCATGACGCCCCTTATAAAACATGAGAATCATCATCACGTCCCCGTCCAATGGTTCGGCATGAGGGTAGAACATGTGGAATTGGTTCCGCACCAGTTCCTCAGCATCCCTCGTATGCTGGGGGGTCACAGCCCGATACCCGTAGAATCGTGGACGGCCCTTCGCGACGGGTTCGCCTGGAATGTCGAAATCATAGGTCATAAATCCCATATGCTCGCGTCTCCAATATCATCCCAATAGTCTTCGGCTTCCGACTCGCATTCAGGACAAGTGGGGCCGTAATATTCGACCCCATGCTTGTCGCACCATGCGGGTTCGGTAATCCCAGAGAGCGGAACCATCAGAACAGTGTCGCCTCTCCAAGCTTCTCTTCAAGATCGCGCATCAGATTCACCGACGCATCCCAATAGGAAGGCTTCAATTCAATGCTCATGCCCTTGCGGCCAAGTTTGATTGCCTCGTACACGGTCGAGCCGATGCCACCAAACGGGTCGAACACAAGCTCGCCCTTATTGCTCCACAAGCGGATGCACCGTTCGATGAAATCCAATTGCAGCGGGCAGATGTGGCGTTCGTCGGTGTTCTCTCGCCCAAGACGCTCGTTAAGCGTGTTGGTCTCTCGAATGTTCCACCAGACCGGCTGCGCCCAATCAATCCATTCCTCGTTGCTCACATCGTTCTTGATCGGCACCTGATTCTCGCCCGGCTTGCGGAACATCAGCAGATAGTCAGCCAACGCGGGACGGCTCATGCTGGAATCCTTGTTCTTCGTCACGAACATGAGAGCCTGAGCCTTCGTGCGGATGGCCTGAGCCTGTGGATTCTTGTTCACGGTGACTTCACCGTGGAAAATCCAACCGTTCTCCACATAGGCTCGAATCACATCACCGCGGAAGTCGGTCAATCCAACCACGCCGTCAGCGGTCTTCGTGGTCACAACCTGCTGCACATGCACGCAAGCGATACGGCCCGGTTTCGTGACCCTCAACAGTTCGCGGATGATGTACCCGTAGTTCTCGATGAACTCTTCACGGGAACTATTGTTGCCCAAGTCGCGGGTTGAATCGGAGTACACGTACAGGCTTGCGAACGGCGGGCTGCTCACACTCAGATCAACACTGTTGTCAGCCATTTCCGTCATGCGTTCGCACGAGTCGCCAAGCCATAGTGTCCAATCCTTGCCTTTGGCTTCATCGGTCATATACATTTCATCGACCATCATGCGGCCTTTCCGAAAGAGTTCGATTCATTCATCGTCTTCACCAGCTCGTCACTCAAATGAGTGGCCTGCTGTTCCTTGCGGGTGATGTTCTCCGCTATCTCGCGTTCCAAATCGGAAACCACCACATGCACGTCAACCACGCGCTTCTGCCCGAACCGGTAGCAGCGGCGTATCGACTGGTAGTAGGATTCCCACGAATCGTTCAAACCGCAGAACGCCATTCGAGCGCAGTTCTGCCAGTTCAAACCGAACGAAGCCATGGAACCCTTCGTGATCAGCACCGGAATGTTCCCATCAGCGAAGTCAAGGAACGCCTTGGCCTTGTCTTCCGGCGACATGGAGCCTTTCACATTCACACTGCCGGGGATAAGCCTGTTCAGCATGTCCGCCTCGTCGTTCAATCCAGCCCAGATAATCCACTGTTCTTCAGGTTCGTTGTTGACCAGATCGACACACCGGCTCACACGGTCAACAAGCGTTTCCTTACGGACTCTCGCACGCCCGCCGACGCCACCAAGGTCAGCTGCGAACAATTGGCCTTCCGGGATGCTGCAGTGATAGGCGACAACATCAACGGTCTGATTCAATCCGGGCAACTCATATCCCGCATCATCACCGCCAATATCGGACGGCTTGCGCAATGCGATGGCCCATTGCGACATCCACCGCATCATCGGCTTAACCGCGTGACCTTTCAAACGCCAAATATTCCCGTCATGCACGAAATACGTGGCAAGCATCTTCACACGGGTGGCGTATCCAAGGAACTCGGCCTGATTGCATAGTTCCTCCGGGTCGTTCGGTGCCGGTGTGGCGGTACAGGCGAGACGGTATTTCGTATCCCTGAACGTGTCGATCAGCATTTTGCGGGTCTTGCCGTCCGACTGTTTCAGAATCGAAGCCTCGTCCAACACGACCGCATTGAATTTGGACACGTCGAGTTTCGGCACACGCTCATAGTTCGTGATGCTGAACCCGTCCGACACTTCCGACTGGTCATGCACATAACGCACTTCCATGCCGATTGCGGCGCCTTCGCGGATGGTTTGCTGGCATACGGCCAACGGCGCTAGAATAAGCCCCGTCCCATGTCCGGCGCAGACTTGCCGTAACCATTCGAGTTGCATTCTGGTCTTACCAAGACCCGTATCCGCCCATATGGCTGCACGTCCTACTTTGCAAGCCCATGCGACGATACGCTTCTGCCAGTCGAACAGGGATGGGTGGAGCTGCTGCGGGCTAACGGTGATGCCAGTCTCCTGCTCGCGCAGCTCCTTTCTTTTCAGAAACTCCCTGTATGGGATGATGTTTGCCATGTTGGTTCCTTTTAGTCTGGATTAGAAATCAGTGTCGTTTCCGAAGTTGCCGAACGTGGAAGGCTGATTGTTGTTCGCTCCCCACGAGTCGGCACCCTGCTGTGGTTGCTGGGTTGGCTGTTGCGGCTGTTGGAAACCGTTAGACGGAACATTATTCGGACTCGGATTGAAACCGCCCTGCGGGGCCGCCTGAGCGCCGCCACGTTGAATCCTCTGCACTTGGGCAGTCGCATTACGAAGACTCGGGCCGATCTCGTCCACGCGAAGCTCGACCACAGTACGTTGAGTCCCATCATTGGCCTGATAGGAACGCTGCTTCAAACGACCTTGAGCGATCACGCCCATACCTTTGTGCAAGGATTGAGCGACATGCTGCGCCATGCCACCCCATACGGAACAGTTCATGAACAGCGTGTCACCATCCTCCCACTGGTTCGTCTGCCGGTTAAACCTACGGTCAGATGATGCGATAGTGAAATTAGCCACGTTCTCACCATTGCTGGTGGAGCGCAGTTCAGGCTCCCTAGTCAGATTGCCAATGATCGTGATAACGGTTTCTCCAGCCATTATGCGGCCTCCTTGACTTCTTCATTCTTTTTGAAACTGTTGATGAACAATTGGGCTTGCCAGTCGGTCAATCTTGCGTAATTCACAGGCATTTTGATACGATTGCCGATGGCTTCGGACTCGCGTCCTGCCGGAATGTTCCCTTGAGCTAGGAGCGCGGCCACCTGTTTGCGTAGTTCCTCGTTCATCGGATTTCCACGCTGATAGCCCGCCAACTGTCCGTCATCATCACTGGTCGCCAGACAGAACAAGGTGAGCAGACTGTAGCGTCGAGCATACGTTTCCGCACTCCCGTACCGTTGCATGAACGGCTGTTCACGTTTGCCAGCGGAATCGCCAACAATGATCGGAACGGGTGCCGCGTATTCGCTCCAAGACTTGCTGAAATCCTGCCAATAGTGGGTAACGACGAACCCGTACCCGTTCGGATATTGGGGAAGATTGTTGTAGTGAATGTCCTGTTCGACGCGGAATCCCAACACTTCGGTCACATAGTTGACCACCGAGCCAAGGTCTGCGTAATCGTATCCGTAGGCTTTACGATTCTTTGGAATCACATTTCCCATTGGTCATCATCTCCAATCAGATGGTTCATCTGCCAGTCAGTGAATCTGATAGGCAGAGGGGTTTTCGGCAATCCTTGGTTGAGCATGTCTTCCAACGGAATATGGTTCTTCCAGTAGAAGCTGAGCCCGTCCAACGCTTCACGGATCTGCTTCACGGCGACAAGTGAGATTTCAGGGTCGTTTTCGGATAGTTCCCAGATCATCCAGTCGTATGGTTCCTGCTTCTCCTGCACGACGAACCTGAACCCCATCGCACCCTGGTATCCGGTTACGAGCCGGTACAGCATCATGTAGAAGGCGGCTTGAATGTGGTAGCCGAACTTGTATGCCGAACCAGTGAAGTCCTGCACGTCATGGCCGGTGGTCTTGTAGTCGTACAGCCACATGACGCCGTCCATGCCGGGATGGTCGGGTAGCCAGTCGGCTTTGCCTTTCAGTTCCAGCCCAGTGGCCGGGTCGATGGCGAACAAGGCGATTTCCGGTTTGCCTTCCACGAGACTGTTCATGTCCGGCGCGTAATCCACCATGTTTTGAAGCTTCTCATAGTCGGAACCGGAAAGGATTACCAGATCGTCCGATTTGGCTTGTTCGGCTTGTGCCTTACCGGCTTTGGTGCGCCCGTCGAGTTTCCTTTCGACCTTCGGGCCACTACCGAGAATGAGACTGTGCGCGGCCTTGCCGAACGCCAACGTACTGTTGTCGAGAGGGTTCAGCTTGTGCCATGCGTACGCTCTTGGAGACTCCATGAACTTCTTCAAACCAGTCTGGTCGATTGCCGGATGTGCGAAATACTCCTTGTCCGGCATGTCAACCATGCTGGGAAATTTCACTTCCGTCATGCTTCCGCCACACTCCGTTCCATAATGTGGGCATTATTCCGGTAACGCCACTTCCTGTAGCCCTGTTCGACAAGCGGGAACAACGAGCGGGTGTAAATGATGGCACCATTGCTGTTCTCTTCCAACAAGTCTCCCTTACCGGCATTCAGAACCACGTTCTTCACGACTTGGCCCAGTCCGGTGAGGTTACGCTTGGCGTCTTCTGGATGCTGTTGGGTCATGTATTCCCTGAGCGTGATACGGTAATCCGGTTCGATTGGATGCTGGTCCGACACGTCCAATGGTTCCGGGATGGTGTCGTCCGCCAGCAGGTAGGTTCGTCCGAACAAGCTGATCTCGTCCGGTACTTTCGTGTAGGTTTCGCCATTCACGTTGATGGTGTCCATGAGAGTTTTCCTTTCTGTGATTGCGTGCTGGTGGATGGAGTCGAACCATCTGACCGCCGATGAATCGAACGGCTGAGATAGCAGCGGCCACGTTCCTTGCACCAGCAGTGGTTGACGGGAGAGAGTGTGTATGTAAGCGCCTAGAGAAATCGACTTTGGAATATGATTTTTTAGGCTCCCCCGTCAACCGGGTTTTCAATTATGATGGGCCGTCTCTCGACGGCTTCGGACGTGGGCGGGAGTCGAACCCGCGACCCGTAGGGGAAGAAGAACCAGAGACCCCGAGTCATCCAATCCACGTCAAATCCCCAGTCCGGCAATCGCACTAACCGGTGGGGACAGTGGCCGCAACAGGAGTCGAACCTGTTAGGATTCACGCCAATGAATGATGCAAAACCGTTGGAACCCGACCTGAACGGGTTCACGGCCAACATCACGGCAACAGGAAATGTCAAAACCTGAATGCGAGATGGATAAGGTGATTCATGAGTTGTCAAACTTAAGGAGTCCGGCATGAATCCCACAACCATGTGCGGCCAATGCGCCTACGTGATTTGCTGCGCGGTATTGAGTTCGTAGGCGCGTGGATAATATCTGTTTTCAGTTATGGTCCCCACTGGCCGACGAATGAGTGAACGTGGGTATCCTGCGGAACAACCCGATTTTTGGTTGTTTGTTTGGACTGTCAGCCAGCGGGAAGTCTTTAGTCGCGTGGCGCGAATCTGACGATCAGCCACAATGCGGTGGCGATGTACACGCCTTCCACCATGAGCGCGGCGGTGGTGCTGCCGCCATGCCAGGTGAGCATGAGTGTGGATGTGACGATGAGGGCGACCACCGCGAGGGCGAATTTGATGCGGCGGCGCGGGTAGTTCGGCTTCTGCCGCTTCTTCATTGCTTGCATGTCTTCAAGCCAGTAATCATGGTCAGTCATCGTTACCGTCTCCCGTGTTCACTCGCTTTAACGGGAAAGCTTCAGGCGGGAGCGTTTCGCAGACAGTCGGCCACTTCACATACGGTCTATTGCCATTCCAGATGGGATTAGCCGAGTCATCCCATGTGCGCGCCGACCAGTCATCATCGATGTCCTTATGCAGGAGCAGACCATCATTCGCGGTGACATAGAAGCCCCGCTCCTTCGGCTCTTCGGGCAGTGGCTTTTCATACACTTTGACGAGTGATGCGACCTGTGCGACCAGACCGCGCACGGTATTCCAATCGTCTCCGTCGCTTGCGGTCTTCAACTTATCGAAAAGCTTGTCAAGCTTCACCAAAACACTGTCATTCATTCCAATCAAATCCTTTCGTCGGTTCCAAGCCTGTCGGCCTGAAACAATTCCTCCCATGCGTCAGAAACGTTTCCGCAAGCCCACAGGAAACAAGCTTGCGCAAACTTCTGTAGACAACGCTCTGAGCCAATTGCAGGTCTTCCGCGATCTTGTACGAACTGGTACTGAAACCGGTCTCATACTTCATGCGAAGCGACTCGTACACTCGCTGCAATACCGGCTTATCCCGCTGATAGTCACGTTTGGTCTTATGTCTGACCCGTTCAATCCAACCCGCGTTGGCGGCGAGCATGGCATCCAAGTCGATGCCCGTCTGGACGCTCCACGCGACATCAGGTCGAGTGCCGTTCATGCCGAAACCTCCCGTGAACTCTCGCACACCTGGTCGTAACGGTCGAGAAGCTTCGACTTCTTGTACGTGACGGTCTTGCCGCCCTGATAGTCGGCGCATACCCTGTACAGTTTGTCGAACTTGTCCGATCCAAGCTTGAGGAACTTGGCAGCTTCCTGCCTGTCGAAAATCTCCTCTTCGACAACAACCTTCCTGTCTGTCAAAACCTGCTCCTATCTTGATTGGCCGTGAACGTCAGCGGCCCATTGGATGAACGCGCCTAGTTTCGATTCGGGAACCTCATACAACGTGCTCGTCTTGAGTCCATCTTTTTCAACGATTGACCCGCCTTTCCGCTCGTTGATGCGGAACACGCAGTGTCCGCCAGCGTCAAGAACGAACTCCTGTGGTGGTGCGGGAGGATTCAACAACGTCATGCCGCCACCTCCGCGTCAAGCACTCGCTCGAAACTTTGTTCGGACAACCGCTGGTGGATAAGCGCCAATCCCTTGCGCGTCAGCTTCGGGGTCGGCGGATAGGCGAATGGCGTGCCATCCTTGTGGATTCCGTGGGAACGGGAGGACACCATGACCATATGGCCTTGCCTCACGCGACTTGACGCCGCGCACCACGACTGGTTAGGCTGCCGGTAAATCCAACCGTTATCCACAAGCCATTGGCGCAGCTCATGCTCACCGATCTGAATGTTGGAATTGTTGCTTAGGAGTTTCGCTGCGTCACGGACAAGCAGAGCATCGGGAATGTTCGTGAAGTCATCCAACGCCTTGGCTTTCGGTTCCAGTTCCTTGACCTTCTCCTGCTCCTCCTTCAGCTTGGTGGCGAGCTGGATCAGGAAGTCCGGGCTGGTGAGCGCTTTGTCCAACGTCTGCTGGGTCATGTATGCGCCATGCTTGCGAATGGACGGCAGCACCTCATGCGTCACCCAACGCTGGAACTCCTTCGCTTCCGGCTTCCGCGAGCGCATGACCAGACGATACAGGCCTGGCTCAGAGATGATGAGAGGCGCACGACCTGGCTGATTCCAAACCTCCGAATTGCGGAGGTTTGTGATTTCGTCATCATCAAGAGCTTCACGGAGATGATTTGTGTCAATGCCGAGGATGTCGCAAACGTCCTTGGCGACGAACCATGGTTCGCCATTCTCGTCGGTCAGAGTGCGCAGCGCCGCGCCCTTGAAGTCGAATCGTTGAATACTGTTGTTCATATCGTTCCTTATTGAAAGGGGGTGAATTGATGAAAAACGAATACCGTCTGGTCACTTTCTGCGTGGAGAGTCAGCAACTGTTCTCCGGTGAGGTGGGGATGGCCCGGAGCGCTACCCTTGATTTCCTTGAGTCAGTGCCGGAACTAGCCAAGCAGATGGATGGTTGGGAGCCGGTGGGCTTTCAGCTTCTGCCGCAGGGCGAAACGACCTATATCGCGGTGATGCTGAAACAGTCGCTCACTGTTCCCGATTCCCTGTAGCCAGTTGCCTTGCGTGTACGGCCTGCTCGTGAAGCAAGTCCGCCAGCCTGTCAAGCTCATTGGCGGTGAGTTTCGCGCTCGGGTCGTGCACGTTCAGTCGTGACAGTCCGTCGATGTACATGGTCAGGCTGAGGAATGTTTTCCTGACCGTCCTGCTGACGTTGCAGGTTCCCTCGATGATGTCGGCTTGAAGCGCGGAGGTGGGGTTGCCGTGCTGTGTTTCGAGGATGATATTGTCTTCCGTTCCTTGTCCGTCACCAGGTAATGGTGCGCCTTTGAAGTCGAATCGTTGTATTTCATTGCTCATTTGGGGTCTCCTAGTATTCGACTGCTTCGATGCGGGTGATGAAGAAGTGGATGCCGGTGGCGCATTCGTTCCACCGGTTGGTGTCGAAGTCTTCGACGTGTACGGTTTCGCCTTTTTTGTACGTGAAGTCTGTGTCGTGTGTGCTGTACGCCGTGGTATCCGGTGGAAGGCTGTTGCCTTGCTTGTCTTGCAGGTCAAGCACTCGTGCTTTGCTGGCGCGGCATTTGCGCCCCGTGGCGTTGGAGCGTTGCGCGTCGGACGGAATGAGGAGTTTTACGATAACTGGTTTTGGTAGCATTGTGCCGTCTACGTATGCTTTTTTCCAGCCGATGATGTCGCATTCGTCCGGGAGGATGCTGACTTTGGCAATGCTGAGTTTTACATGGTTGGCACCGCTCAGGTCTGCACCGTTTAGGTCGGCACCACTCAAGTTGGCATCGCGCAGGTTGGCATCGCGCAGGTCTGCACCGTGCAGGTTGACACCATACAGGTTGGCATCGCACAGGTTGGCACTGTTTAGGTCTGCATGACTCAGGTTGGCATCGCACAGGCTGGCGTAGCACAGGTCTGCACCGTTTAGGTCTGCGTAGCACAGGTTGGCATCGCACAGGTTGGCACTGTTTAGGTCTGCATGACTCAGGTTGGCATCGCGCAGGCTGGCGTAGCACAGGTCTGCACCGTTTAGGTCTGCGTAGCACAGGTTGGCATCGCGCAGGTTGGCACCGCGCAGGTCTGCACCGTGCAGGTCGGCACGGTATAGGCAGTCGCGCCCGTATTGTTTGAGGATGGCTTCGATGCTGTCGCCTTCGAGGATGCCTTTTGGCGTGGTGATTTTCATTGTGGTTCCTTGACGTGTGTGGTGTGGTTAGGCGGTTTGTTTGATTTGGGCGATTTCTCCGGGTTGGAAGCCGAATGCTTTGTAGAGTCCTATGAGCATGAGTGGTGTGCATTCGTTGGTTTTTTTGGCTCTGGCTAGGACGCTTTCGCTGACTCCTATTGCTCCGGCGAAGGCTTCGTCTGTTTTGAGTCCGCTCATTTGTTTGGTTCGGTCTAGGAAGCCGTCTCGGAACTGCATTTTGTATTCAGCCATCAGCACTGTTCCTTTCATTGTGAAGCATTTTGTTTTTCAACCTGAAAAGTAATATACCACGGTGAAAAGAGATTTTTCAAGTCGAAACACCTTTTCGGCGTGTTGACATGAAAGAGTTTTTATTTCATAATGAAATACATGGATAAGAAAACATATTTCGCACAGCTAACGCATGATGCGGCGATCAATGAAATCAGCAACAAGACCGGACTCAGCGTCTCAACCCTCTGGCGTCAATACAACAAAGGATGCGAGTTCAGCGCCGAGTCGGTAATCATCATCGCTAGAGCATATGGCGAAAATCCTGTAGAGGCTCTGGTTGAGTTCGGATATATAAGAGCCGACGAGATGGCAAACGGAAAGACCGTCGCAAGGCTGCATGACGCTTCGAATGACGAGCTGCTTCAGGAACTCGCACGCCGTCTCAAGGAAAACGCTGACGCCGACTGGGTGAACAGTCCGATCATCTACCGTGAAGAGTTCGACATGGCCGCGAACGACGATCCGAACGCGAGACTTGAAGCCGAAACACCGGAAGACTGACGACAGCAACGAATATGGCGGCGGCATTCACCCATGATGCCGCCGCCTAATAATACGAAGGGAACAATGTCACGAATCACCATCGACGTTTTGGAACAGCAGGCCGAAGCCATGGGCTTGAAGGTCTTGGAATCCGATATTCCCGGCACTACCTGCGGATTGTATTGCGACCAGCTGCGGACGATTTGGCTTGCCGACTGGTTGAACGACCGGCAGAGGCTCTGCACCCTATGCCACGAGCTTGTGCACGCGAAGTACCGTGATCTCGGCTGCGGCACGCGGTTCGGCGTGAAATGCGAGCGTAGGGCGCGGCGCGAGACGGCGTTGATGCTGATAAGCCCGTCCGAGTTCGCCATGGCCGAACGGACGTGGGACGGCGACACCTGGCATATGGCGGCGGAGCTGGACGTGACCATGCAGGTTCTCACGGATTACAGACAGATTCTCAAGGATGGCTTGTTTGCAAAACGCCCATGATTCATCAGCCGGTCGATTGGGGGGATAATCCTTGTTGAGACATATTGCAGGAGAGCAAGGAGGACATCATGGAAATTATATGCGTTATCGCCGGTATCGCCATCGGTATGGCCGCGTTCGTTCTGCTGATCCAGACGGCGGTGCGGAACGGCATTCGCATGTCCGGGTTGATTGACTGGCGTACCCAGTATGAGTTGGAACGCATCGACGATGTGGACGGCGGCAAGCCGACGTTGCATGAATTGTATGAGATTACGGCCAAGACCGATTCCGCACCAGATGCCATCGAGCGGAATGTGAGGGCGAAGGCTCTGGACTATATCGAGTCGCGTAATTCCATTCATGTGCGAAATTGCTGGATTGTGATTGGAGTTGCTGTCGGCGTATGCTTCCTGACTATGATTATCACTCTCGCCAGCAATCCTATGTGAGTCTGTTTTTCTCGTGCCCGTCTGTTTTGTTGCAGGCGGGTTTTTCATACCCTCTTTCTGACCGTTTGTGCTTTTTAATTGGCAAAATCATGGCAAACGCACAATGTAAGAAGAATGTATAACCATGTACATATTTATATACATGTAACTGGAGCTACACCGACAAACTATCAGTATCTACTACCCGACAGTAGTTGTAATTATATCCATGTGTAGAGTTAGAGTTATAGGCGAAAGTAGCAAAAAGCCCTTGCCGCTCTCGAACAGCGACAAGGGCAATCGGAAAACCAGTTTGCATAGATTCTCCGTGCATCAGCATAGCGCTAGGCATGGAGGGAAAGACACGTGGAAAATATGGGCTACAAGAACATGCAAGCCGTATACGACGTCAACCGTGCCGGACGCATGGCGATACGACGCGGCGACAACATGACCCTCAACAAGAACGCCGAACTCGTCCTCATGTTCATGGCTTCGCAAACATACGATTGGGATAGCGAGAACAATTGTCCTCCAAAGAAACTCATGGATAAGAAAGTGCCATGCCGCTATTACACGCTTGGATGGCGTGCTATTTCGGATGCGCTTGGAATGGTGATGCTCACTCCCGAACAGGCGATGGGCGGTAATGCGGAAGCGAAGATGAAGACCCGTGAGAACAGCATACAGAAAAGCATCAGCGACGCTTGGGTGTTCCTGCGTGATCGCGGCATCATTAAGACCATCGAACCTGCTTCGCTTGGTAAGAACGCTGGGTTTCTACTCCTACTGGGCGACGATGCGGAGAATGCCGCAGTGGAACGATGGGCCAGGAAGTGCCTTGGCATCTGA